TCAGAGAACGCCGCGGGCGTGCAGCTCTGCAAGGACGCGGCGGTTCAACTCGAGGATCTCGTCGCCTGTCAGTGAGCCCTTGGTGGCGATGGCCGCGGTCGTCACGGCGTCGCCGACGAGTCGCTCCAGTTCGGACTTGGGCACCTCGGCGACCTTGACGCTGTCGGTGACGGGCTCGTTGACAACAGGGTCACCGCCGGCCAGGACTAGCTGGCAGCTGCCCGGAGCCCACTGGAGCGCGGCCTCGATGCCGCCGTAGGTGCGGTCCCAGACTTTCTGGCCTGCTTCGACCCGCTTCCACGTGTCCTTGGAAATGCCGCCGATCTTGGCGGCGGGCTCGATGCCGAGCCGTAGCTCGGTGCGTCGCTTCTGAACGAGCGCCGCGAGGCGCTCCAGGTCGGGGCTGGTCATGCCGTCATCTTTGCAGGACCCGCTAGGACCCGCTAGGACCAGGCCAAAGCAGTCCGGAACGTGCTGGCTCGAAACCGCAGAGTGACCGGATCTCTGCTGGTACACGCGTTCGAACCAGGCTACCGGTCGGTAGAAACTTCCGCTAACTTCTGCCAGCATCTGCTAGACATGGGCCGCGAACTTCCGCTAGCTTCAGTGCATGGAAGCAACCCCAACCACCGAAAAGGTGAACGGGGCGGAAATCCGCAAGCTCCGCATACAGGCAGGGCTGAGCACCACCGAGCTGGCCAAAGCAGCACGCCTCAGCGCGCGCTACCTCAACCACCTCGAAAACGGCTACCGCACCCGCATGAGACCGCACTCCTACAGCCGTCTCCGCCAAGCGCTCGGCCTGCCGGCCGACTCCGAACAACTCCTCGCACCCCCAGAGGACCCACCCGAGAAGAGGTGACATGCCCACCCGAAAGGTTCCCCCCACCAAGCAGCCGCTCAAGCTCGAGGGCTTCCACACCGTCGGCGAAGCCGCGGTCCGGATGAACTTCAAGACCCAGGCCGAGCACGACGCCGGCAGCACCAAGGGCGAGCGCTGGCTCCGCGACGGCTGCAACCGTCCCGAAGACGGCAGCGAGGGACAGCCGTTCCCCCACCACCGCATGAACGGCTGCCTGATGTTCAGCGACACCGACCTCGCCGAGATCGCCGCCATGCACCGCAACGCACGCACCCAGGGCGCCCGCCGCCGGATGCGTCGCCTCCAGCCTGCCGCCTGACGGCAAACAAAGAGGCCGCCCCAAACGCCAGCCCGGGACGACCTCGCGATCCCCCATCCAGAACGCACTGAACGAAAGGGACCGCGTTCCCATGATTCCACACACCGATCGTCTGACACCCGAGCGCGAAGCCGAGATCCGCGAGCACCTCGCCAGCACGGACAACCACACGCTCAGCAACCTCGCCGCCCGCGACCTCCTCGCCGAGCTGGCCGCGGTCCGCGCCGAACGGGACGACGTGGAGGCCGAGCGGGAGAAGCTGGTCCGCTGGCACCTCGAGGATGGTAAGTCGTTGGCCAAGGCACTGGCCCACGTCGCCGAGCTGAAGGAGAACCTGCGGGCGGTCAACGCCGGGTGGGACGCCGCCCGCACCGAACGCGACCGCTACCGACTCGCCTGGCAGTCGGCCCGCCAGCGGGCGCAGGCCTACGGCGAGGGCATCCTCCGCGTCGTCAAGGACCGCGAGGCGTGGCAGGGCTGGTGCAAGACCGCTGAAGCGCGTGTTGCCGAGCTGGAGGAGCAGGCGAAGACCGCGCGGACCGAGACGATCGCCGACGTCGGTGACTTCTTGGACGAGCACGACCAGAAGGACGCGGCGTATCTCGTCTACACCGTGGACATCCCGGCAGCCCGCGACATGAAGACCGTCGCCGTCTCTGAGGCGGGTGAGTCCCGATGACCCGCCCGATCGCCGCCCTGGACGTGCCGCTGCCGGTGGTCGAGGCCGAGGCCCGCCTCCAGCAGCTGCTCGCCGCGCCGCCCGCCGGCCACACCCCGAGCCTCCAGCCCGCCGACTGGTACGAGCAGGTCTTCGACGCCATGGCCTGCGCCCACCCCGAAGCCTGCCAGTGCTCGGAGCCGGTCCGGTGACCGCGTCGCTGGATCTGCCGCCGACGCCGACCACCGCGGACCCGGTGATCCTCCCCGGCCTGCTGTCCGGGCTCGGCATCACCCGCCGGCAGGTCCCCGCCTGGATCACCGACCCGAACTTGATCGCCGACATCCTCGCCGGCCACGCCGACATCCCCGCCGACTTCGGAGGCGACCCCAATGCCTGACCTCGCTGTCGTCATAGGCCGCCGCAACACGCCGCTGACCGACTGCTACTGGATCCAGTCCGCACCCTGCGGCTGCATCGCCTCCCTCACCACCACGACCAAGCCCCGTGGCAGAGGCGTGAACGTGCTGGAGACCGCCGAGCAGGCCCACAGGCACATGGTTCCGCTGAAGCGGGAGCGCGACGACGAGAACCGCCGCGGCTTCACCTGGCAGCTCGTCACCAAGGTCCGCTACCACGCGGAGATCGGCACCCGCTGGACGTGCCAGCAGCACCGGAAGGACGTGTGATGAGCACGGGACGACACCGGTGGACGCGGGCCGGCCTGAAGGAAGAGATAGACCGCCTGGAGACCGCCCTCCGCGCCGAGCAGGTGAAGAACGCCCGCGCCGACCGCCAGCACCGGACGGACAGCCGGGAGATCACCCGCCTTCAGGACGCACTACAGGCCTGGCAAGCCCGCTGGTCCAACGCCTTCCCGGTGAGCGTGCCCGCACCCCGCGACCTCCGCCCCGCCGACGACAGGCCCACCGTGCCCGTCGATGTCAGCCAGGTCCGCGCCATCCACCGGGTCATCCCGATCACCGAACGGCCCGACGCCACCAACCCGGCGAACATCCCCGCCGCCTGAACTCCCGGTCGCCCGGCCGGACAGGTACGGGCGACCGGTGAACGACGAAACCCCGAGCGCTGCTATCGCCCGGGGATCCACCACCAGCATCCCACGGAGGACACCCGTGATCACCATCGCCGACCACACCCTCAGCCGCCTCGTCGCCCAGGCCAAGCCCCACATGGGCACCAAGTACGACGTCGAAACCCTGCAGTCCATCAGCTTCGACCACGACGGCACCTACCTGTACGCCATGGCCACCAACCGCTACACCATGGGCGTCTCTCGCACACAGCTCCTGAAGGCCGACGCCGAGCCGTGGGCCGCCGTCGTCCACCGCACTCAGGTCGCCGAGCTGGCAGCCGCCATCCGTCTGCTGGACTCCAAGCCGATCAACCTGGAGCACACGGACACCCAGCTGATCCTTTCGGGAGAATCCGGCAGCCGTATCGCCATCAACCTGCTGCAGCCCAAGCAGGGCCCGCTCAACTGGCGCAAGTACATCCTGCCCCAGCTCGACATGGCGGCAGCGACAGCCCAGATGGCGATGACGCCGAAGTTCTTCGGCGCCTGGAAGGACCTGCCGGGCCCGGTGCAGATGTGGTCCGTCGGCGAGGCCAAGCCGACCCTCATCGTTGCTGCCGACTTCATCGGCATGCAGATGCCGGTTCGCCCGCGCGAGAGCGACGACCTGACCCTGCGCCGCGAGCTGGACGCGTGGAAGGCCACCAAGCGCGACGACGAGCAGCCGGCCGCCGCCTGACCGACAGCCACATAGCCGGCGGCGCGTCGAGTCTCCCCGCTCCGCGCCGCCACCCCAGGGCCAGCTCCCCGGAGCACCCCCCCCGCCCGGGGAGCTGGCCCTCCCTCAGCACACCCACTTGGAGCCTCAGATGGACATCACCAGCCTCACCGTCCCCGTCGAGACAGCCCGCCACGTCCTCTGGCGGTACGACCGCATCGGCGGCGCCCAGCCCGGCACCTTCACCCAGCACCTCATGGCCGCCATCGAGAGCGCCGACATGCGCAACCGGGCCATCCTCCGCGAGGACTACCCCGAGCTGTCCGAGGCGCTCCGCATGGCGCGGTACGACGAGGACGGCCTCGACAAGCTGCGGGCCATCGCCCGCGGTGCCACCGCCATCCGCTGCACCCGCTGCAAGCAGGACGACGGTCCGTTCACCGACGCCGGCCTGTGCGAGGCGTGCGCCCGCCCGATGCCCCTGGACGGCGTCGCATGAGCGGGGCGGCAGAGGCGCCGAAGGTGGTGGACGGGCTGCCGGCCGACGACTACCACGCGGACCGCACGTCGATCTCCTCCACCGGGCTGCGCGCCCTGCTGCCGCCCGGCTGCCCCGCCCAGTTCCACTACGACCGCGAGCACCCGCAGGCGCCGAAGCGGGAGTTCGACCTCGGCACCGCCGTGCACACCGAACTCCTCGGCATCGGCGACGAGCTGACCGTCATCGACTTCGACACCTACCAGACGAAGGCCGCGCAGACGGCCCGCGACGAGGCCCGCGCCAAGGGCCAGGTGCCTCTCCTGCCGAAGGAGTGGGCTCAGGTCCAGGCGATGGCCGCCGCGGTCCGCCAGCACCCGCAGGCAGGCCCGCTGTTCGCCGGGCCGGGCATCGCCGAACGGTCGATCTACTGGACCGACCCGGCCACCGGTGTTCGCTGCCGGATCCGCCCCGACTGGCTGAAGGAACTCCCCGGCCTCGCCCTCGCCGCCGACCTGAAGACGACGAAGGACGCCAGCCCGCAGGCCGTGCAGAGGGCGATGCGCGACTACTCGTACCACCAGCAGGACGCCCTGTACGTCGACGGCATATGGGCCGCACTGCAGCCCGAAGACGTCCGTTTCGTCTTCGCCTTCGTCTCCAAGACCCCACCCCACCTGATCACCGTGCGGGAGCTCCCGCAGCAGGACCGCGACATCGGCCGCGCCCGCAACGAGCGCGCCCTGCGCATCTACGCCGACTGCACCGCCAGCGGCGAATGGCCCGACTGGACCGGGCCCACCACCGAAATCCCCCAGCTCGGACTGCCCAGCTGGGACGTCATCCGCCAGACCGAGGAGTACATCAAGTGACCTCCAACGAGATCGCCCCGCGCGACGAGCAGCAGACCGTCGCCACCACCCAGCAGGCGGCCGGCCCGGCTCCGACCGCAGGCGCCACCGCCCTGATGCAGTGGGCGCAGGAGGCCGACCTGGCCTACCAGATGGCGCAGAAGCTGGCCGCGACCTCCTTCGTCCCGCAGTCCCTGCGCGGCAAGCCCGGCGACATCACCGCAGCGATCCTCGCCGGCGCCGAACTCGGGCTGAAGCCCATGGCCACGCTCAAGTCCATCGACGTCATCCAGGGCACCCCCGCCCTGCGCGCGCATGCCATGCGAGCCGTCGTGCAGAAGCAGGGCCACGACATCGAGCTCGTCGAATCCGACGCCACGCACTGCGTGATGCGGGGGCGCCGCAAGGGATCCGACAACTGGCAGACCGTCGAGTGGACCATCCAGCGCGCCGCGCAGATGAAGCTCACCGACAAGGCGGAGTGGAAGAAGCAGCCGCAGAACATGCTCGTCGCCCGCGCCACCGGCGAGCTGTGCCGCCTCATCGCATCCGACGCCCTCCACGGCATGGCCTACGTGTCCGAGGAGCTGGAAGGCACCACGCACGCCGAGGTGCTGCCGCAGAAAGCGCCGCTGTCCGTCGCCGCCCTCACCGCTTCCGCGCCCACCTCGCAGCCCGAGCCCGGGCCGGCCGCCGACACCAGCTACAGCGTCGAGGTCGGCGGCGGCACCTGGGACCAGAACGCCATCGACGACTCCATCGACTGGCAGCCCGAGAACGAGCAGTAGCCCGCACACACGGAAGCCGCCCGCGGGCAGTGCGGGCGGCTCCTCACCCGACAAGGACATCACATGCAGCTGACTCCCGCCCAAGCCAAGGCCCGCGCCGACCAGATCCTCGCCACCCTCAAGTCGACCGTCAGCGACTGGACGACCGCCGTCCTCGACCAGGCCGTCCTCCACCTCGCCAACTCCGGCGCCCCGTTCGGCATGAACGACATACGCCTCCTCGTCCCCGACGACGAGTGCCGCAAGGCCGGCGTCTACTTCGCCGCCCTCACCGGCCACGACGCCCTCCACCCCAGCGAGCCGCAGCTGCTGCGCAAGGTCGGCGAGGAGCCGTCGATCAACCCGAAGGCCCACGGCAAGAAGGTCAACACCTACCTGCTGACCCGGGCCGGACGGCAGTACATCCAGGACCGTCAGGCCGCCCGCATCGAGCAGCAGAAGCGGCAGGCAGCCTGATGGCCCGCCTGATCGAGCTCCCGACCTGGTTCCTGGCCGTCCTCGTCCTCGCCGCCGGAGCAATCGGGGGCGGGGCCAGCCTCGCCATCGACCACCTGCTCAGCCGGGGGCAGCGATGAACCTCCAGCCCGTCGCCGCCTGGCTGTACAGCATGGTCGCCCTCTTCGGTCCCGGCCTGCTCCTCGTCTTCGGGCCGCTGCTGCTGTGGGCCCTCGTCCTCTGGCTCGGCCGCCTGCCCCGCCGGCTGCGCGCCCGCCGCCTCGACCGCCAACTGTGCCCCGTCATCCGCGCCCGCTACATCCAGAAGGGAGACCAGCCGTGACCACCGCCGCCAAGCCCCTGCCGCCCCACCACAACACCCTCACCTGCTACATCAACTACGACTGCCGGCTTCCCGAGTGCGTCGAGCGGTACAACGCCAACGAACGCGACCGCCGGAAGAAGAAGCGGCAGGGAACCTACGAGCGGTACACCGACGCCAGCGTCGTTCGCACCCACGTTCAGCAGCTTCTCGCCGCCGGAGCTAGCCCTCGCGGCATCGCCGACCGGGCTGGCGTGGCCGACAGAACCGTCCGCGACCTACTGCCGACCCGCGCCGATGGCAGCCGCGCCCCGCTCAAGTACCGCGTCCTCACCACCAACGCCGAGAAGCTCCTCGCTCTCACCCCCGAGGACGTCATTCCCCAGTTCCTGCCGGGCACCGGAACCATCCGCCGCCTCCAGGCCAATGTCGCCGACGGCTGGCCCATGATCCACCTCGCCCAGCAAGTCGGCGTCTACCCGACCTACATCAGCAGCCTCATCATGCGAGCCAACACCCTCGAGAACCTCCAAGTCCGCGGCACGACCGCCCTCGCTGTAGCCCGCGCCTACGACGAACTGCGCGGCAAGCAGCCCCGCCAGCACGGCGCGTCCAACAGGGGAGTCCGGTACGCCCGCCAGATCGGCAAGGACCGGCGCTGGCCACCCACCAGCTACTGGGACGAGCGCCCCGGCTCCATCGACGACCCCGACTTCGAGCCCATGTACGGGGTCACCCGCCGGGAGATCGTCGCCCAGGACGCGGGCGAGCTGATGCGGATCTCCGGCCTCGACAAGCTCGCCGCCGCTGAACGCCTCGGCGTCAGCAAGAGCTACATCGAACACGCCTTCCGGGACCACCCCCAGTACGCCGTGGCGGTGGCGGCGTGAGCAACCAGATCCCCTGCGACGCGGACCTGATGTTCATCGAGGCGGCCGCGACCGGCACCGTGCACATCGCCGTCCAGTACCGCGCGTATCACCTCAACGACGAACCCGTCATCGAGACCGTCTCCGGCGGGGCCGCCCTCATCGCGATGGCCATGTCGCCGACCGTGACGCGCTGTGGCAAGCGCACCTTCCCGCAGTTCGAGCGCGACCACATCAAGACGACGCGCTTCCGCGACGAGCAGCTGTGCCGGGCCTGCTACCGCACCCTCACACCGGCCGACCAGGAACGCGCCTTCGAGCACGAGACACCGGACGGCGAGGACGACGAACCCGAGGCCGCCGCGTGACCGCGGGCCGCCGGCCGCGCGACCGGACCTGACCAGCAGCACACCAGCCGCACACGACAAAGGCCCCGCGATGGCGGGGCCTGGAGGAGAGGAGGGGAGATGTCAGTCCTCGGACGCCGGCTTCTTACGGCGCACCACGACCTTGCGCTTCGGGGTGTCCGCGACGCCGTCCGCTTCGAGGACGCGCTCCTCGCCGAGAGCTGCCAGAGCGCGCTCGTAGAAGTCCATGCCGACGATGACGGCGACGCGCTTGCCGCGGCTGGTCATGACGGTCGTCTCGTCGTAGTAGCGGGCGCGTTCGATCGCATCGGCGAGCGAGTTGCGCACGTCGGCGATCTTCTCCTGGTGCTCCTTCTTGGGCGCGGTCATGTCGGCAGTGTACCTCACGACCATGATGTACATGAGCGCGTTGAGCGCTATGATGTACATGACGCGGTGAACCCGCGGACCAAATCGGCCCACGCAATTCGTCATGCGCAATCGAAATCGCACTACCAAATCGAGGGACAAATGGCCGTCTCCAAACGACTCCGGTACGAAATCCTCCGCCGGGACAACCACACCTGCCGGTACTGCGGAGCGAGCGCCCCTGACGTCCCGCTGCGAATCGACCACGTCACCCCGGTCGCGCTTGGCGGCACCGACCACCCCAGCAATCTGGTGACCTCCTGCGAGCCCTGCAACAACGGCAAGAGCTCCACAATCCAGGGCTACGTGGCTGCGGCCAGCATCGAGTCGGTTCCTCCCTCGTCCGAGGTGCTGGCTGACGAGGCAGAGCGGCTCTGGCTCGAGGCCTACACCGGTGTCTACGGCGGCACCGAACTGACCCTCCAACAGCTGGAGGAAGTACGGACCGGCGCGAGGGACATGTACCAGGTCGGCATGACCGCCGACCACATCCGGAAGGCCGCCACCGTGGCCGGCTTCAAGGGCGACACGTTCGTCTGCCTGGGCGAAGTGAGCGACCCGAATTGGCTGGCGATCACGGGAGAAGCGTTCCGAGTCTGGCGCTCTCTGTGGCACCGCAGCACCGGGTACAGAGAGTGGCCTGAGATGCAGGAAGTCCTGCTCTTCGAGTGCAGCGTGGAAGGCTCGATCAACGCCGGGCTGGAGCGGGTGGCGATACTGCGGGCTGCCACGCTGGCTGGCCACGCGCAGAGCGTCTACATCGAGGACTTCCTGGACGCGACCGTCCGAGAGGCGCGTGGTCTCTGATGGCACGCATCCGGACGATCAAGCCCGAGTTCTTCACCTCGCTCACGATCGCCGACCTGACGCCGGAGCAGCGTCTCACCTTCATCGGCCTGTGGACGCACGTCGACGACGCCGGCCGATGCGTCGACGACCCGCGACTCATCAAGGCTGCCCTCTGGCCGCTCGACGACCGCACCGCAGCCGACATCGAGATCGATCTGAAGGCACTCACTGAGTCCTCACTGATTACTCGGTACAGCCTCAATCGCAAGCGATACCTGGCCGTCACGAACTGGACTGAGCACCAAAGGATCAACCGTCCGACCGAGAGCAAGCTTCCCGCCCCTGAAGAGGGCGATCCGACGCCTCCTGACCCTGTGACCAGGGATAACGGGGACTCACTGAGCCCTCACACACATTTCAGTGAGGGCTCACCACAGGAAAGGAAGGGAAAGGAAGGGAACAGGGAAGGGAAGGGAAACCCCCTACCCCCTGCGGGTGATCAGTTCGGCAGCCCCGCCGTCGCGCAGACGGGCGGGGAGACCGCCAGCCAGATGACCGAGTCCTTCCTCGCGCGCTTCAAGGTCGGCAACACCTACAACAAGCGGCAGGTCTACCGAACGGTCGCCGACGCCCTCGCCAACGGCGCCGATCCCAACGAGCTTCGGTGCGCCCTCGAGCGTCTCGGCGAGCTGTCGAAGCCGATCAGCAACGGCACGCTCCAGTTCGCCTTCTCGGAGATCCGCAGCCAGGGCGGCAACGTGCACCAGCTGCGCCCTGGCACTGCCTCGCAGTCCACAGCCGATCAGCGCGTCGCGCAGGGCCAGGCCCTTGCCGCCAAGTTCCGTGCCGAAGAAGAGCGCGCCGCTCTCAAGGCCGGCCACGCCAACCAGGAGCCCGCATGACCCTCTCCGAAACCGCCGACCTGCTGTCCATCGCAGCCGCCATCGACAAGCGAACCCTCGGCGAATCCGACGTCCGCGCCTGGCAGATGGTCCTCAACGACATCCCCTTCGACGCCGCCCGCGACGCCCTCCGCGACCACTACCGCGAAACGACCAAGCCCGTGATGCCCGCCGACATCGTCCGCCGGGCCAAGCCCAAGACCAGCTACGAGTACTACGCCGAGAAGGGGATCTTCTAGTGGTCGACGACCTCGAGCAGGACCCGTTCACGCGGACACCCCCGCGCGACGTCGAGGCGGAACGCTCCGCCCTCGGCTCCTGCCTCCTGTCGCCCGTCGCCTGCGCCGAAGTGCTGGCAGCCTCCGCCGCCGAGGCCTACTACGTCCCGGCCCACCAGACGATCTACCGGGCCATCGCCGACCTGTTCATGGCCAACCAGCCCATCGACCAGATCACCCTCGGCAAGTACCTCGCCGACCGGGGCGAGCTCGCAAAGATCGGCGGCCAGTCCTACCTGATCGATCTCGTCCGAGCCGTACCCACCCCAGGCACCGGCGAGTGGTACGCCGACATCGTTCAGGACCGCGGCCTGCGCCGCGACCTGATCGAACTCGGCACGCGCCTCGTCCAGATGGGTTACAGCCCGGACGGCGAGACCAGCGAACTCATCGAGCGGGCCGTCGCCATGTCCCGCGAACTCCGGGACCGCACCAGCGATGACGACGACATGCCGACCGAGGACATCCTCGACTTCGTCCAGCACGAGGACACCTTCGACTGGATCGTGCCCGGCCTGCTGGAGCGCATGGACCGCCTGATCCTCACCGCTGGAGAAGGCGGCGGCAAGTCGGTGCTGCTGCGGCAGATCGCTGTCACCCTCGCCGCCGGCATCCACCCGTTCGAGACGTGGAAGACCATCGATCCGATCAAGGTGCTGGTCCTCGACTGCGAGAACGGGGAGTCCGCCTCCCGCCGCAAGTACCGCCCCCTCCTCGCTGCCGCTGACAGCCTCGAGCAGCCGATCCGACGCGGCCAGTTCCACATCCGCTGCCGCCCCGAAGGTCTCGACCTCACCCGCCCGCAAGACAGGTCGTGGGTGATGCGACGTGTCGAGGACTTCAAGCCCGACCTGCTGATCATCGGGCCGATCTACCGGCTCCACGCCGGTGACCCGAACAGCGAGGAACTGGCGCGGAAGGTGTCCGTGGTCCTCGACGAGGCCCGCGCCACCGCAGGCTGCGCCGTCTTCATGGAGGCCCACAGCCCCCACCACAACGGCTTCGGCCAGCACCGCACCCTCCGCCCTGTCGGCTCGTCGCTGTGGATGCGCTGGCCCGAGTTCGGATTCGGCCTCCGCCCCGTCGAGGACGAGAAGTCAGCCGAAGACGGCGATGGCGCCCGCGGCCGGCGCTTCCTCCCCTGGCGTGGCATGCGCGACGAACGCAGCTGGCCCCGCTTCATCCGCCAGGGCGAGAAGTGGCCCTGGATCTCCTACAAGCCCATCGACGCCGACATGTACGGCAACTCCGAGACGGGAGCGATCTGGTGACCGACTCAAACGACTGGCTGAGCTGGGTGGACCAGCTGATGCAGGACTGCGCCGACCGCGAGGCGACCGCGAACCTGCGGGCCGCACGCGCCGCCGGCTCCGAGGGCGACAAGCAGACCAGCATCGAAGCCCTGCCGACCGTCTACCGCGACACCCAGTTCCGCTCCCTCCTCGAAGCCTGCTGGGCCGCCACCCTCGACTCCCTGCACATCGTCTGGGAGTACGAGCCCGAGACCTTCACCCTGCCCTCCGGCGTGAAGTACCTGCCCGACTTCCACCTCACTGAGATAGGCGTGTGGCTGGAGGTCAAAGGCCCCGGGATCCCGCGGGTCGAGAAGGCCTACGAGCTCGGCGAGATGCTCGCCTGCGAGTGCGCGGACCTGGCCTGCACCTGCCAGTGGCCTGGCGGCGAGATGGTCATCGTCGGCCACCCGCCGACGCCGATCAACCCGTGGACCGACGAGGCCTACAGCCACTGGCCGAACAGGGCGAAGTCGAAGCTCGCCCGACGCCACGGCGGCTTCATCCGCTGGACCTCGACCCGGCGCCACAACTCGTGGATGACCCGCTGCTCCGGCTGCGGGCGCACGTCCTGGGTCGAAGGCCAGCGGCTGATCCGCTGCCCAGCCTGCGGAGCCCGCAGCGAATCCACGCTCTACCGCGACTTCGAGAACCACTTCGAGTTCGTGCGGCTGCCCTGGCTGTCCGGACGCGCCACGCAACCCGACGACGAAGCCGCCGCCTGACCCCGCCGGCCTGGCCGTGTGGCACCGCCCCGTCCGGGCCCACCCCGCAACCGTGCACCGACTGCCAGCCCAACCACCCCGCCGCCTGACAGGAGCCCCCCGATGCCGAAGACCCATCAGATCACTTGCGCGCACGACGACTGCGAGGCGTGGTCCCACACGGCCGCCTTCCAGCCCGCCGACTACGACCGGCTCGCCGCCGACCACCGTGCCCAGCTCGCCGCCGACGGCTGGACGGACGTCGAAGGCCGCGACTACTGCCCCACCCACCCGCCCGCCGCCCGGTCCGCCGCCGTCTGAGGAGCCAACCATGACACAGCACGACGACGCCACCATCGCCCGCATGTACGACGCCATCGAGTTCGCCCGATGGCAAGACCTCGCCGACGCCCTCAACCGGCTCACTGAATGGGGCGCGGACCCGCTGCTCGGGCTCGCCGACAAGCTCGGCACGAACAAGGTCACCACCCTCGACCCGGCCGAAGGCCACCACGCCTACCGGCTGCGCTACCGGCCGCCGTTCGGTGAGGAGCGGGAAGCGGACGGCGGGCCGGGCTGGATTGTCGAGCGCCGACCGGACGCCACCACCCCGTGACCACGAACGCCACGGCCGGCCCTGAGGAAAGCAGGGCCGGCCGGGCACCGAGAACCTACCTCTGGAGCAGCCCGTGAACCACACCGACCCGACCGCCGACACCCACGTCGCTGAAGCCCGCCGCGCCGTGCATGAGTCCCTGATCCTGCTGCCCGCTTGGGAAGCCGACCGGGTGCGCGCTCTGATCGCCGATCTGGAGACCGCGGTGGAGGGCCGGGCAGCGATGCGAGCCGCCGCGTCTGTGGTGATGTCCCCGCCGACGAGCCGAGCCGACCTGCGGGACCGCATCGCCGACGCCATCTGGGCGCGGTACCCGGACGCCGAGCCGTCCCGTACCGGGCTCGTCATGGCGAACCCGCACGCCCTCGCCGACGCGGTGCTGGCCGTACTCCCCGAGCCGACCGGGCAGGCCGCCGAGGTAGAGCGCTGGCAGCGGAAGTACGACGCCGAGCATGCCCGACACATGGCCGTCGTGGGCGCGCTCGTCACCGATCGGGCCGCCCTGCTGCTGGGGGCCGCCGACGAGCTGGAGGCGCCCTACGAGCCGGAGAGCGGCTACGACCGGGGACGCGCATGGTGCGTCGCCGAGCTGCGCCGTCTGGCCGCAGAGGCGCAGCAGCAGGCCCGGTGCTCGCATGGCTGCGACGTCACCCGCTGCCCCTGCCTCGCCTGCGAAGCCGACGACACCGAGGCGGGCCCAGACCGCTGCTCCGGCTGCCGGTACGTGCCGTGCGGGAACTGCGCCGCCCCTGAGGCGCCGCAGCTCCCGCCGATGGACCCGGTGCACATCCTCGGCATCGACGCCGACGCGCCCACCCCCGCCGAGCAGCAGCCCGCGGCAGCCGACGACGACGGGGAGACGCGCGGCGGTTGCGGCCACGGCCCGGAGCGGCACGGGCCCGAGGCCGGATGCGTCGAATGCCGCTGCCCGTCCACGACCGGACACGCCTGACCCGCTGCGCCCCGGCTGTCACCGTGCGGGCGGCCGGGGCCCGAGACGGGGCCAGAACGCCCCCAGGAACGCCGCACAGCCGGCTGTGCGACTCCAGCGCCGCCAGACCCGCCCACAGAGCCTCACAGAGGCGTACAGCGCCTCACGACCCGAAGGAGCAGTAAGTGCCCCGCTACCGCAAGCGCCCCGTCGAGATCGACGCCATCCACTGGACCGGTCACAACCTCGGCGCTGTCCTGCAGTTCATCGACGAGACCAAGGCAGACACCGACGTCGTCGAGTTCAACAGCGCATCAAACCCCGCCGAAAGCTGGATCAACATCCACACCCTCGAAGGCGTCATGCGCGCCGACGCAGGCGACTGGATCATCCGCGGTGTCAAACGCGAGCTGTACCCGTGCAAGCCCGACGTGTTCGAGCAGACCTACGAGCCCGCGTCCACCGCCTGACCCCCAGCCCGCCGGCCGCCCCCACCCGGGGCGGCCCCCACCCACAAAGGCCACACATGAGCGAGCACCCCGACCAGATCCGCTACGCCCGCCGCTTCACCATCCCCCAACCCGACGGCGACATCCACGGCGTGCAATTCCCCTCCGGCCTTTGCCTCTACGACCAGCCCGGCATCGGCCTCGAAGCCGCCACCAGCATCAACCACGTCCACACCACCAGCCCCGACCCGGTCGTGCACTGGGCCGACGAGGAGCAGCCATGACCCGCCCGCCGATCCGCTGGCAGCCCGACGACGGCAGCGCCGCCATCCTCGCCGCCTACGGCCGCCGCGGCCAACGCCCCGGCGCTGTCATCCGCCGCGCCCTGCTCCTCCTCGCCCGCGCCGACGGGGTGTTGAACGCCCGCGGCCGAGTCGTACCCCAGCAGCGGAGGTAGCCGTGAGATCACCCGGCTACTACGGCAAGCCCCTCAGCCCCGGCCAGCTTGCCGCCCTCCGCCTGGCCGCGTCCGGCTACACCAGCCAGCAGATCGCCGCCCGCCTCAACAGCACCGAGCAAGGCATCCACCTGCGACTGAAGGAAGCACAGGTCCGCCTCGGCGCCCGCTCCCGCACCCACGCCGTCGTCATCGCACTACGACGGGCCCTCATCCGCTTCGACGACCTCGACCTCCCCGACCAGCGAAAGGCAGCAGCATGACCGCCGCCCGGAAGATCGCCATCCCGGTCACGCTGCCCAGCGAGATCGCCATCGAGTGGGGGCTCGCCGACCCGGCCGCCCCGCCCGAGCCGACCCCGATCGACCGCGCCCTCGACATCCTCCGCCCCCACCTCGCCTGGGACCACCGCTACCGGGAGGGATCGTGACCGAGCCCGCCATCACCATCCGTAAGCGCCTTGGCCAGTGGATCTGGCGCTGCAACAACGACAACTGCGGCTGGGTCGGCATCGGCCTCTTCAGCCAGCAGGCCGCCCTCCGCGAAGCCTGCCGCCACCTCGTCGACGACTTTGACCAGCACCACGGCATGGTCGAAGTCCGGCCCGTCTACAGCGAGACCGCAGACCGGTACACGGCCACTTGCCACTGCGGCTACGAGGCCGAAGAGAAGACCGAGTCCGGCGCCGAGACATCCATCGAGATGCACGCCCACTGGCTGCGCGAAGAACTCCCCACCAGCACTGCCGCCTGAACCGCCCGCACGAAAGGCACCGCCGTGACCGCCTGCACCGTCTGCCTCCGCGACCTGTACGACAACGAGCTCGGCCACCAGGCCTGCCGCCCCTGCACCGACCGCGTCGACGGCAACCTCCGCGCCCTCGCCGGCCCGGACGGGTTGTACGCCCGCCTCGCCGACAACCTGCACCCCGGCAGCAGCGCAGGCGGACCCGCCGTCTCCGGCAGCCGCACAGCCCCGCTCCCGGTCCGCCTGGACCCGCTGTCGCTCGCGGCCCGCGGGGGAGTCGTCACCATCCTGCAGACCTGGCTGATCGACTGGCACGAGACGCTCGGCTACCGGCACCCCCGCTGGGAAGGCAACCTGCAGCAGCAGTGCGACCAAGCCGTCGGCCGACTCCGCGTCCTGCTCCCGTGGGCCGCCGAAGAGCACCCGGCCTTCGCCGAGTTCGCCGCCGAGATAGGGCAGCTGCGGCGGCAGTGCGAGACGGCGACCGGCGGCGAGCGCGGGGCCCGCAAGTTCGGCGTTGTCTGCCAGTGCGGCGCCGTCCTGAAGATCACCCTGGAAAGCCCCGGCAAGCACTGCGACGCATGCGGCGCCCAATACGGGCTCCAGGAACTCCGCCGGCTGCCGCTCGCGGAAAGGCGGGCGGCGTAGGTTCACGCGATCGGGCGCACGGCGGCAGACACGCGGCTGCTGCGCCCGGCCTACCGCGATCGGGGCGATATCCCTGCGGCATGACAAGCGAACCCGTAGTCGTCGACTTCGACGACCCCATCGATGCGAGAGTCCGCTTCCCTGGCCTCAGCGGCGAGATCCAAGGCGAACTCGTTGCCGTGGAGATCCGACCCGGCGAGGAGTTTTGGATCCGGGTACGCGTCCAGATGTGGAAGCGCTGGCGCACGCAGCTCAAGGTCGGAGCCCCGTCTATCGAAGGCATCGGACCCGAGGCCATTGAGATCTGGGCGCCTGCCCAAGCAGTTGACGTCGACTCCGACGTTCAGCCAGAAGTGGCGCGGATGGTTCGCGAGGCTGAGGCGAGAACATGACAACGAATCCGGCGTGCCCCCGCTGCCGCGGCCCGCTCCAGATCTTTGCCCGCGACCCTGGCGCCCGCTCCCGAACCACCAACGACCGCAGCATCCCCATCTGCGCCCCATGCGGCGAGGACGAAGCCTTCCGTGACTCCCGGGGACTCGCCCCAATCCCAGCCGAATGCTGGCCCGTCGGCCGCACCGCATGACGAAGGGCCCCACCGCATCCCTCGCGGTGGGGCCCTTTACGCATGTCGTCAGACGGCAGGCTGTCCGCTCCCTGGGCACGTCTCCTGCCCTGTCCCGCCTCGCTGATGGATCGTCGTCGGCTGACCTGTCTGCGATCCGACACCCGCTCCGCAGACGGGGCAGGCGCCGGCTAACCGGCCCGGATCGAAACGCTCACCATGCATGATCAGTTCTCCCTGGTCGACGGGATGAATCCGATACGTGACGCACAGTCAGGCTAGACCCGGCGGCAGCAGGTCAGAAGAGGCGCAGAAAAGCACGCTCGCCGTTGTGGAAGAACACCGTCACACCAGTGCTCTGCTTACCCTCGCGGGACGACCACACCTCGAGCGACCTAGTGTCCGGCGACTCCGCCGCACCGATCACACCAGCCAGCCACGCATCCGCCGGCCCGCTGGCAGGCGCCGTCTTGAACGAGGCAGGCGTTCCATGTACGGCCGCGGTAGGCGTGTCATGCTTCGCCCCCTCAGCCAGCTGGCCAATCACCTGCCAGCGCTGCTCACGACCAGCCACCGTCACCGTCAACGCGAACGGGTGCGGGCCGCCCTCGATCGCGTCGACCATCCCCACATCCGGGGTGTTCTTCAACACGTCGATCAAGAAATCTCGATACTCCAATGGGCGCATTTCGATCAATCCTTTCGTGGGCACGGGTCGATCCAGGAGCGTTGTGAGGGGAGGGGGCGGCGTCGGTTCGGCCGCTCTAGTGCCACCCCGTCGTAGACGAAGATGCCGACACCGCGGAGGTACTTGAGGCGGCCTTCGGCTTGCAGAGCCCGGAGAGCGAGGTTCGCTGTCGTCGGGCTGATTGAGGTCGCTGTGGCGAGCTCGTCGCAACTGGGGATCTTCATTCCGGGCCGCCAGCGGCCCGCGTCGATCTCCTGGCAGATTCTCTCTGCGAGCGCGACCGCCTTCCCGCGACGGATCGTGATCGGCTGCCACTCCGTAGCAACGAACGGCGCTACAGGGTGGTTGTGGGTTCCATTGAAGCGAGGACCCTCCTCCTGGATCGCTCTCTTCTCGGCGGCCAAGGCCTCTTGCCAGCTAGGAAGCCAATCGACAGTCCTGCGGGCGACTTGCCCCCACCAGGACATGAACATCGCGTGCCGCTTCCAGCGCTGGTGAGGGTCAGTGGTGATGCCTACGTACAGCAATCGGCCCTCGGCGTCGAATAGGCGGTAGAGGGCCGCACGCCCCGAGCCGGTCACGCAGGCCTCCGGCTGTACCTGCCGATCGTCTTCTGGTTGGTGGACGCGTCCTCGAGGCGCAGTTCCCACGGCCCGGTGTTGACGTCCATGTCCTTGCCGAAGCCGACCCACTTGCCGGCCATGCGGGTGCCGGTCGGCTCGATGAGCATTTGGATGGCGCCGTGGTAGCGGGCCCCGCGGTAGTAGCCGTCGTTGGCGGTCTGCTCGACCCAGGTGCCGGTGATGACGCTGCCGTCCACCGTGAGGTCCATCGTCAGCGGCGAGTCCGGGTTCGACGATGCTTCGGGCAGCGAGCGCACCGTCAGTCGGTTGCCGTGCTGGAGCACGACGACGTAGTGCATGCCGATGAAGCTGGAGTCCCGGCCGCTGGAGAAGTACTCGTAGCGCGACAGCCAGACGCCGGAGTAGTTGGCGCGCGGCGAGGTGGCGGGGGTGGCGCCGGGAACCGGCGCTGCCACGCCAGTTGTGGATGGGTGGACGTCGTGGCCACCTGCGCCGTCCTCGGCGACCCGGGCCATGGCCGGGGAGGCGAAGCCGAGGGTGTCTATCGGCATGCCGGTGACGGCCTCAAGGGCGCGGGCATAGCGGGGGCTGGGGGCGGCGATGGCGCCGGACTCCCAGCGCTGAACGAGCCGCTTGCTGGGTTCGATCGGGGATCCGGCGCGCTCGCCCGCCTCTCGAAGCGCGGTGGCGAAGTCGTCCTGACTGAGCATCATGGAGATGCGAACCGCCCGGAGCGTGGAGTTAGGGGTGGTCATGCACTCACGGTAGCGGGATGTCGCCGGAATGTCGCCTGGGATGTCGTCGCGGCGAGTGACGCCGGGATGTCACCTTGTCGGCATGGCCTACCGATTACGTGAGGCGGCGTCAGGCTGTGCCGCCGGCCGTTCCGGCAGCTCGTCCGTCTCGCCGACAAGCCAGCGCAGGAAGGCGTTGATGTGCGCGTTCAGGGTGGAGTCCACTTGGGCGACGGCATCCTTCGCCTGCTCGTACAGCTCCACGCTGTCGGGGCGGAAGGTTCTGGCTGGCTTCAGGTGGACTCCGGCTGGCATGAAGGAATCGTCCCACAGTGGATTGCCACGGTCTAGAGAAGGCGCTACGTTAGTGGAGTGCCACTCGGACCGCTCCACCGGTTCGAATGGGACACCTGTGCTGCTCCACCAGCACTCACAACACAAGACGGGCCGGACACCGAGACTCCACTCTCAGGCCGGCCCTACCACGAGGAATCTCTGAAGGGTCCCCTCATGGATGCAGGCAAGTCTACCCAGGCAGCCCTGGGTGCAGTAACGCCGTTCCCGGCGATCGCCGCAGGCCACCACCTGGCCCCGGTCGCGCTCGGCGCCCCCGGCCCGAAGCAGCAGATCGTGTTCGTGCCGTGCCCGGACTGGTGCGCGACGAACCACGTCTCCGACTACGTGCACTTCCTCGACGACGTCGACCACACCGGCGAGGAGCACGCGGCGCACATCCCGTCGTTCTTCAACGGCGACAAGCCCGTCTACACGCTGACCTCCGCGGTCGGTGCCGACCCGATGTCGTCCGACCCGCAGATGCGGGCCGCGCACGTCATCGTCGGCGACGAGGGCTCCGTCGACGCCTACCTGACGCCGGACATGGCGGACGAGGTGGCGGCCGGCCTGGAGCAGCTGGCGGCGAAGATCCGCGAGCACGCCCGCACCGCCCGCCTGCACAACGAGGCCCAGGCCGAGGCGGTGGCCGCATGAGCCCCGCCGACGCCGCGGCGCACGTGGCCGCGCAGGGCCCGGTCCGCACCGCCCGCCCGGCCCAGCCGCAGCGCACCGTGCTGGAGCGGTTCTCGGCTGGTGCCCCGCGTGGGCAGTGGCCGGCCGAGTCCTTCGCCGCCGCCCGGCGCCGCGATGGCATCCCGGCCCGGGTCGTCATGGACCTGGCCACCGACTCCTTCCTCGTGATCGTCGAGGCGCAGTCGTGAGCCCGGCCGAGCAGGGCGCCCAGGCCCGCGCGCTGGCCGAGCAGACCCGCCAGCACATGAAGGCAGCCGAAGAGGCCGCAGCCGCTGCCGAGGCCGCACGCCTCGCCGCCGCCCAGCAGCGCTAACCCCTGATCCGCCGCGGCTGGCGGTTCCATCCATCCCCCGCCATGCCGTCAGCCGCGGCCTCCCCTTCCTGACCCACCTGACCAGTGAGGACTACCAGTCATGTCTCCGTTCATCTCCAGCGCCGACCTCGCCGCCACCGACCTGGGCCGCCACGTCCGCTCCACCACCACCGTCGGTGACGCCCTGGACGACACGGTCGCCGGCCTGTTCGCCGACTACGCCACCGCCCTGCGCACCGGCCGCACCGACGTCGCCCAGCTGATCCGCGACCACGCCGAGGCCATCGACCCCGCCCTCGTCGACGAGCTCGCCGGCTTCGACTACCCGGCCGCCGCCTGATGGCCGCCGTGAACGACCCCTACGAGATCGAGCGCTTCCGCGTCCCCGGCCTGCCCCCGAAGTTCCGCGTCGCGGCCGACCGCGGCCGGTGGGGCTTCGAGTACGGCACCCGGGCCGAAGCCGAGAAGCGGCGCGAGGAGCTGAAGGCGCAGGCCGGCCGCTGACCGGCTGCCCGCGGCGCCAGGCCCGACCTGGCGCCAAGGAGAACTGGCGCAGCACCACCCCCCAATCGACTGACTCCCCGAAAGGGACCCCGCCATGAGGGCAACCGCGCAGACCGCGTTGTTCCTGCTGACCGTGATCGAACTGCTGCTCGGCCTACTGGCCGGCTCGATGGCCCTGGCCAGCCTCGTCACCGAGGTCGTCGCCCGTGCCTCGTCCGCGAGCAGCGAGGCGTTCGCCCGCCGCGCCCGGCTCAGCCCGGTCACGCCCCGACTCCGTAACGACGTCGCCGCCCTGCTGTTCGGTGCGGCCGCGGCCCCTGCTGGAGGTGCCAAGTGAGCTACCTGGCCGAACTGCGCACCGAGCGGCGCGAGGACCGCCGCCTTGAGATCGACGCCCAGCTGAAGCTGAAGCAGCTTGACGCCGAGGAGGCCCGCAAGGACGCGGCCGAGCAGCGGCGGCTGAAGCAGCTCGACCGGCGAGCCCGCGAGCAGGAGAAGGAGCGCAAGAAGGACGCGCGCCGCGCCAGGCGGTTGAAGATCGGGCGCTGGCTGAACGCCAACCCGGTGACCGTGTTCGTCGGCTACGTGATGGTGTCCTCCATCGTCCCGGCCGTCATCTCCCAGGTCGCCGCCCTCAGCCACGCCGGAGTGTTCATCCTGCTGGCCGTGCTCCTCGCCTCCATGCTGGAAGGCGGGGCGTGGGCGCTGACCTTCATGGGCAAGCAGGCCGAGGACGCCGGCCGCCCGGCCGGGAAGTACCGGGCCGGGACGTGGGGGACCGCGTTCGCCGCGGCGGCAGTCCAGTACTGGCACTGGTCCGAGGCGCTCCCCGCCCAGCCGTGGGTGGCCGCCGTGTTCGCCGGCTCGTCCCTGTTCGCGATCTGGCTGTGGGACATGAAGACCCACGGCTCCCACGGCAAGACCCGCGAGCAGCGCCGAGAGGAGAAGGCCCGCCGCAGGCACGTGAAGCGGCGGCGCAAGCTGCACGGTGACATCGTCGGCCAGGCGGAGTGGCTGCAGACGGCGCTGCCGTTCGGCGAGCTGGACGACGACGCGGCTTTCGCTGCCGCCTGGCGGATCAAGAAGGGTGCCGAGCCGGCGCTCGACGCCGACACCTACGCGTCCCTCACGAACGCTCAGATCCAGCTCGGCGCCGCGTTCGAACTCGGTGAGCACGTTCGCCCGGAGCTCGTGCGCACCGGCATGCTCGCCGCCGCCTACAACCCGCTGAAGCAGCGTCTCAACGGTGGCCCTCAGGTGCTCGGAGAGACGACCCAGACGGACCCCCGAACGGCCCAGAGGGACACGAAAACATCGCAGGTGGCGAACCAAGTCCCCCCCGCCGTTTTGCGGCCCGTAGACGGCGCCACATCCAAGGTCGCCAAGGTGCCTCGGCGTAAGCCCACACCGCCTCGCCGCCGCCCCGGCGACACCCCCCGCTTCCACACCGCCGCCCGCGCCGCCGCCGCCGAAACCGCGCGCCGCACCACCGTCACCGCCCGCGCCGACTAGCCACCCCCACCGCGGCACCGGGACCACCCCTGTCCCGGTGCCGCCCCCGACAAGGAGCAGCACCCGCCATGACCGAGCAGTCCATCGAACCGGACACGCTGGCACCCGTCAGCTACCTCCCCGGCGCCGACAGCCCGACAGCCGACACCGACGTCGTCGAGTCCGCGCGCCGCATCCTCGAAGGCGCCACCCTCGACAAGATCGACACCACTGGCGACGACGAGCCGCTGCTGCCCGCCTGGACGAAGTCCGCCGAAGGATGGGCCGCCCGGTCCGGGGTCGCCTACCGGGCCAGCCGCCGAGCCACCCGCCGCTGGGCACGCCGGCAGCGCACCAGCCGCGGCCACGCCGCACAGTTCCGCCGCGGCAGCCGCCGTGTCCACGACTGGGCCATCGGCTTCGAAGGCGTCCACGTCGACGCCCTCGCCCACGCCGCCCACATCGCCACCAAGGAAGCCCGAGCCGCCGCCCGAGCCGCCCGCTTCACCCCCGCCGTTCTGCCCAACAAGAAGAAGGCCGCGCTCAAGGCCGCCGAGAAGACCGGAGAGGCCGCCCGCAAGGCAGTCGACGAGCACAAGAAGGCCCGCGAACACCGGCGCCGCATCCGCAGCATGCGGCTCGGCGCCGTCTACGGCCCGCCGCTCGCCGCCATCACCGGCGGCTACGCCTGGGCCGGATGGTTCGGCCTCACCAGCGGAGCGCTCGCCACCTTCGCCGCCGGAGCATTCGCCGGCCGCCACCCCGTCAACGAAGAGACCGACTGGTCCATTGACTGGCGATCCCTCGGCGACGGCGACGCCATGACCGCCCCCATGCTCGACGAGGTGTTCCGCGCCGCCAAGGTCATGGGCGGCGAGGAGAACCTCCGCGTCATCAAGATGCCGATGCTCGACACCAACGGGGCCTGGACCGCCGTCATCGACCTGCCGCCCGGCATCCCGTCGAAGAAGGCCATGGCCGCCCACGCGGCCCTCGCCTCCGGGTTCGGCGTCGAGGAAGCCCAGCTCACCATGACCAAGGCCGGGCGGTCCGGCCGGCTCGAGCTGTACGTCACCCGCGACCTGCCGTTCACTCAGCCCGCCGGCACCGGCCCGCTGCTGCACCTCGACAAGCCGGCCAACTTCTGGGGGCGCATCAGCATCGGCCCCGACGTGCGCGGCCTGTCCCTGTCCATCAGCGTCGTCGAGCGGTCCGGCCTCGTCGGCGGTGAACCCGGCGCCGGCAAGTCCGCTTCCGGCAACACCATCCTGCTGGCCGCAGCCCTCGACCCGCGGGTCATCCTGTGGCTCGCCGACGGCAAGGGCGGCGGCGACCTGGAGCCGTTCGAGCCGCTGTGCGAGCACTTCGAAGGCGACGCCGACCCCGAGGCGTTCTACGAGATGCTCAAGGCTGCCCTCGCCGACATGAAGGACCGCTATGCCCTGCTGAAGAAGCTCGGCAAGCGCAAGGTCACCGAGGAACTCGCCGACGAGCACCCGCTGCTGCGGCAGAAGCTGCTGTGGGTGGACGAGCTGATGTTCTACACCACCGACGACGACTACGGAAAGAAGATCACCAAGGCGCTGCGAAACCTCGTCTCCCGCGGCCGGGCCGCCGGCATCGTCACCTTCTGCGCCACCCAGAAGCCGGGCTCCGACGTCGTCGACACCAGCCTGCGCGACCTGCTGTCCATCCGGTGGGCGCTGCGCTGCACCACCCCCGAAGCCTCCGACACCATCCTCGGCAAGGGCGCCGCGGCCGCCGGCTACAGCGCGAAGACCATCGAGCCCGAGATGCGCGGGGCCGGCCTGCTGTGGGCCGAAGGCTCCAACCCGACCCTCGTCCGCGCCGACTACTACACCGACGACCAGGTCACCCTGCTGCTGAAGCGGGCCTGGGCCTGGCGCGACGAAGCCGGGACCCTGCCGCGGACCATCACCGACCAGTTGCGGGAGACCGGCGAAGAGGACGCCGTGATCCTCGCCGAACTCCTCGATGCCTTCCGTGAGGCCGGCGATGACACCGACTGGCTGCCAGGCTCCGCCCTCACCGCCCGGCTCGCCGCAGCAGGGATTGAGGTCACCGCCGAGAGGCTCGGCGCTCTCGTCACCCGCACCGAGGCGGACAAGCGCAAGCGCGAATGGGAGGGCAGCCGGGTCGCCGGCTACCCCTTGGCTGCGGTTCAGCGCGCCGTCGAATCCCGCTACAACCTGGCCGCCTGACCCGGCCGCAACCCGGACGGTTGCCCAGTATGTGGTGATATGACCCATGCTGGACGGCCGTCCGACCCGGACATCGGCCCGCCGGCCCGGGCCCGGTCAGGCCGAGTCGACGCACCCCGCGTCCAGGAGCCGCCAGGCCCTGACCAGCAACAACGCGCTCCCGTCCGGGGTGCGTCCGAGTCGCCGTCCACCGCAAACCGCCCCATACCGACCCCGGAGGAGGAGCTGTGCGCACCATCACCCAGGCGCCCACGACGGCCGTCGAACTCGACCTGGAAGCGCGGCTCGCCGAGGTGGGCGCCATCATGGACGGCCGCCTCGCCCTCGCTGGCCTCGCCGTCGATGTGAACTCAGCGCACATCGAGGTCGACCAGGTCGAGGTCACTGTTCCCGTCCTGCCGCAGACCGCGGTCCCCGCGCCGTACCGCACCCCGCTGGCCGCGCTCCTGCACCGGGCCGGGGTGCGGCTCGAGACCGACGGCTGGAGCCGCGAAGCGCTCGTCGAGGAAGACGGCCGCCGGTGCCCGATCGGAGCCATCCGTCGGGAAGCCGACAGCCGCTGGCAAGCCGACGACGCCTGCGTCCTCCTCCTCGAAGCCATCCAACGCCACTGGCAGGCCGACACCATCCCCAGCTGGAACGCGCGACAGACCAGCGTCGCGCCCGTCCTGCTCGCCTTCAACCGCGCCGCCGAACTCGCCCACACCCGCAACCAGTAGGAGCCCTCATGCCCGAACCCGTCTGGTGGCCGCGGATCGTGGCCGCCGCCGAACGCCGCCGCCACGTCACCGGCCTACTCCTCGCCCACGCCACACCCACCCTCCACGACGGCGTCCTGCGGCTCGCATTCGACCGGGCCGACCTCGCCGCCGCCTGGGAGGACAGCGGGGCGCAAGCCGCACTCGAAGGAGCGCTCGCGGCCGAACGAGTCGACGTGGAGGTCGAGATAGCCCCGCAGGCGCTTGCTAGTTGATCGCTCAATCTGTAATCTCCGGAATTGATGGTGGAACACCCATCACAAGAGCACTCCAGAGCCCCCGCCGTGAACGCACCGGCGGGGGCTCTCGCGTACCGGGGAGGTGGCCGTGCCGACCTTCCCCAACCCCGAGCTGTACGACCTGTACCAGCGCGACCTGGGTGACATCTGGGAAGCCGCCCGCGTGGCCGGCGTGAAGCCCGGCACGATCCGCGTCTGGGAGAGCAGGGGCAAGATCGAACGGGTCGACCTTCCAGGCGACCAGCCGCTCTACCACCTGCCCACCATCGAGGCCGCATCCCAGGTGAAGCCCGGCCGGCCCAAGGCCGCCTGATCGTCCCGCCGCCTGCCACCGGTTCCCGGGCGGCGGGACTCAACCGCTGGAGGTGACCATGTTCCCTCCCGGCACCCCGGTCGTCACCCTGACTGGCACGCTGCCGTCCGCGGTCGCCGGCACCGGCTACGGTGGCCAGGTCGTCCTCACCCCCAGCGCGATCCTCGCCGACGCGGAACGGCACGCCGTCTATCCGGGCGGCGGCCGAGTGGACATCGTTGACGGGACGTTCACCGCGCAGATCATCCCGAACAACGCGGCGGGCATCGTGCCGACCGGGTGGAAGTGGTACGTCGACGTCCAGCCGTCGAAGGGCAAGCGAGCCGCGTTCTGGGCCGACATCCATGGCGAGGACGGCGCCACGGTCCACCTTGACGAGCTGGTCCCCGCCCAGGCACCCGGCGGTGGCAGCACCGGCGGCGGAGGAGGCGGCACCGGGGCGCCCGGCAAGAGCGCCTACGAGATCGCCGTCGAGCAGGGTTACACCGGCAGCGTCACCCAGTGGCTCGCCTCCCTCGTCGGCCCGCGCGGCGCCACCGGACCCACGGGAGCGACCGGGCCCGCCGGAGCTACCGGGGCTATCGGCCCTGCCGGAGCGACGGGAGCCCAGGGACCGAAGGGTGACACCGGAGCCCAAGGGCCGGCCGGGCCCACAGGCGCAACCGGCGCCCAGGGGCCCAAGGGAGACCCCGGCATCCAAGGCCCCGCAGGGCCCGCCGGAGCCGACGGAGCACAAGGCCCCAAGGGCGACACCGGCCTGCAAGGGCCGAAGGGCGACCAAGGCGCCCCAGGGCCTCAAGGCCCCAAGGGTGATCAGGGTGATCCCGGGCCGGCAGGCGGCGGTGCATCGATCCGCACAGCCAAGGTGCGGATCACGAACGACAACCTCAGCGGCCTGGCTGCTGCGGCCTCATGGGCGGTCATCCAGACGTCCGCCGGTACGCCGCTCCAGTGCTCGATCACCGCCAACCCGGGCGACCGCATCCGGGTGTACGGCCGCTTCATGCGGAAAGGCAGCCACTACCTGGACTGGGTCCTCCTCGACTCAGCCGGGGCCATCGCCGTCTACGCGACCACCGAGACCAGCAGCCCGCCCGGCGAAGGCGACCCCGCTCTCTACCCCAGCCTGTCGTTCGGCTACGACCCGGGCCCGCCCATGTTCACCGTCGGGGCCGGGCACATCGACGGCACCGGCAAGGCGACCGTAGCCCTCGCGCACCAAGGCGCCGCCGCAGGCAACGCCAACATCGTCTACGCGCACAGCACCTATCCATGGCGGCTGCGCCTGGAGAACATCGGCCCCGAGCCGTCCTAGCTGTGCAACGAAACCGTCACCTCGCTGACTGCCGTCCGTACCTCTGGGCACCATGCCTAGACCGCGACGACAGGAGGGGGCCGGCATGTTCGGCAAGGGCAAGAGCGATGAGGAGAAGGCCGCAGCCAAGCGGCAGAGGCAGATCACGGCAGCAGCCGCATCGGCCGGACTCACCGTGATGGGCGGGCAGTTCCGTGCACCCAACCAGGACCCGGTACCCGTCGAAGGGGCCCGGGTCACCATAGAGCGGGGGGAGGATGCAGGGCGGCGGGTCACTGCCACCCGGGTCCTGCTCACCGGCCTGTTCGCGCTGGCGTTGAAGAAGGACATGAACCAGCTGTTCATCACCATCGAGAACGACGGCAAGGTCATGCTCTGTCCCGTGCCCGCGAAGAAGGAAGGCGCAGCGCGCATTCTCGCGACCATGGTCAACGGCGAAGTGACCGGCGTCGACAAGACGGAGTAGCCGGCTCGGTGGGAGGTGGCCATGCCCGTCGCCCCTCCCACCCGCTGCGGTGCCGCAGGCTGCCACGCCTTCGTCACCAACAGAGGCCGATGCGACGAGCACCAGCCTCAGCCATGGGCCAACAGGGCACGCAAGCAGGACCGTTATGGCATCAGCTCAGGCACATGGCGAAGCCTCAAGAGGCAGGTCGCCCTCCGAGACAACAACTGCTGCTACGTCTGCGGGCGCGAGGCCCAGCCCGACGAGGTGTTCGACCTCGACCACAAGACGCCGATCTCCGAGGACGGCTCGGCCAAGGACATGGACAACCTCGGGCTGATCTGCCCTGACGATCATCTGATCAAGTCGAGGGCTGAGGCTGCTCGGGCCAACCGAGAGCGGGCCCTACGCCGGGGGATCGGGCTCGACCCCAGGGGGTAGGGGGGTCAGAATCGCTGACGTGATCGCCTGGGGGCCCGCCGCGGTCAATGAGGGTTATCTCCAGGGTGGTTTTGGATCTTTGTGGGGTGATCACTGTGGGTAGTCGCGGCCCTATCAAGATCCCCAAGTACCTTCAGGCGGTCCCCGACGCCGAGGTCGCTGGCACAGTTGCGGAGAAGGTCGCCCCGTCAGCTCCGCCGAAGCCGCCGGGCTTCCCGGACGATGAGGAGTTGGCCGAGCTGTGGGACACGATCGTGCCGGAGCTGGATCGGGCCGGCCTGTTGACGCGCGCGGATGGGCCCACGGTCGAATTGGCCTTGCGGCACTTCCTTGCAGCCCGCAAAGCGGGTGACGCGCTGTCGGCCGGCGAGGTAGTCATCGGCGACCCGGCGCATGGCGGGCAGAAGAAGAACCCGGCTGGAGCCGAGATGCGGGCTCAGTCGCAGCTCTTCCTCGAGTTTGCCAAGCAGTTGGGCATGTCGTTCGCCTCCCGAGCCCGCATCCCCTCGACGAACGATCCGTCCAAAACTGGCAGCAATCCATTCGCCTAGTTCATAGACTTTGTACATGAAGTGCGGAGCAGACGGATGCGGACGAATAGCTGTCGCTAAGGGATTCTGTGGAGCTCATGGGCGGCGCCTTCGGACTGCGGGAGACGTGCAAGCCGATGTGCCTATTCGGCCGTACAACCCGACGGCCGTTTGCTCCGTGGACGGATGCGGACGGAAGAAGCGGGCGAAGGGCTTGTGCGGTGCCCACTACCGGCGGGTGAAGGACGGGCTTGGCCTTCAGCCTGAGAAGCCGGTTCGTGTCTGGGTGCAGGTGAAGGGCGTGTGCCGCGTCGAGGGTTGCGACCGAAAGCACAACTCTGGCGGGTACTGCGCTACGCACGATGCCCGGGTTCGGAAGCACGGGGACCCGCTGGCGGATGTACCGATCAAGGAGAAGCTGGGCTTCTGGCGATCGAACGGATACCTCTATGTGCTTGTCGGCAAAGGCCACCCGGTGCGCGCCAAGGGCGAGAGAGTGGCTCAACATCGGTTGGTGATGGAGGAGTACCTCGGCCGCCGGCTGAGGGATGAGGAGACCGTTCACCACAAGAACGGCATCAGAGACGACAACCGAATCGAGAACCTGGAACTCTGGGCCTCGAATCACCCCCCGGGCCAGCGAGTAGTCGATCAGGTGGCGTGGGCGCGGGAACTCCTGCGCCTGTACGGCGGGGAGGAGGCCGCCCTGCTGGATATGGAGGGGGGCTCGCATGAGGCTCCCCAGCCAGAAGACTCTGGACCGCCTGAAGCTGTCGCCTGAGGTTGCCTGGTACCTGCTGTCCCGCGGCTATGAGCTGCCGAACTGCCCGCCGAAGTTCAAGACACCCGAGCCGCGTGATGCGCCGGGTGCCTACTTCGATCCGGCGAAGGTCGACCTGGTGGTCGACGTGTTTTCCCGGTTGCGGCATACGCAGGGAAAATGGGCGGGACGCCCGTTGACTTTGCGGTCCTGGCAGATCGCCTACCTGATCGCACCGACCTACGGATGGGTCCGGAAAGACGAGGACGGGATTCCGCGAAGGATCATCCGAACGCAGCTCCTCGACATTCCCCGGAAGAACGCTAAAACGACCGTCGGTGGTGGGCAGGCCATCTACCTCACCACGGCGGACGGTGAGCCTGGCGCCCAGGTGTACGCCCTGGCCTCTCGTAAGGATCAGGCACGCTTCTGCTTCGATCCCGTCCGGCAGCTCGCAGCCCAGGCGCCCGATCTGCGTGAGCACGTGAAGGCGCTCCGGGACCGCATCACGCACCCCAGGTCAGGGTCGTACTTCGCGGTGATGTCCTCGGCTGGCGACGCCATTCACGGCGCCTCACCGCACGGCGCTTTCGTGGACGAGGTCCACGTTCACCGCTCGCGCGATCTGATCGATGCCGTCCAGACAGGGACGGGCGCGCGGTCGCAGCCGCTGGTCATGTTCGCCACGACGGCGGACAGCGGAACACCGGGCACCATCTACGCCGAGCTTCGCGAGCGCCTCGAGCAGCTAGCCCGCGGAGTGCTGGTGGACGAGTCGTTCTACGGCGTCGTCTTCGGGGCCGACAAGGAAGACGACCCCTTCGACCCCAAGACCTGGTTGAAAGCGAACCCGGGCCTGGCGGCTGGGGACAGCCCGACGATGGAGTTCATGAAGGCCGAGGCGGTGACGGCCAAGCAGTCCCCGGCAAACCTCGCCCGCTTCCTGCGCCTGCATCTGGGCCTGAGGACGAAGCAGGAGACGAAGTACCTGCAGCTCGAGGACTGGGACCGCAACGCGTCCATGGTTGCTGAACGGCGGCTGGCGGGCCGCGAGACCTATGGCGGCCTGGACCTGTCGGCAACGCAGGACCTCACGTCGCTGTGCTGGCTGTTCCCGGACGACGAGCGGGGCGGCTTCGACGCGCTGTGGCGGATCTGGACGCCCGAGGCGCGGCTGGAAGACCTGGACAAGCGCACGGCAGGCGCCGCCTCGGTATGGGTGCGGCAGGGCCTACTGCGCACCACACCGGGCAATGTCGTCGACTACGACTTCATCCGCGCTCAGATTCAGCGTGATCTGGATGCGTTCGATGTCCGCTCGCTGGGCTTCGACCCGTGGAACGCGTCGCAGTTGACGAATGACCTGATGGAGGACGGCGCTCCGATGGTCAAGGTGCGGCAGGGTTTCGCGACGATGTCCCCGCCGACGAAGGAGCTGCAGCGGCTGCTGCTGGCTGGCACGGCGCAGAAGCCGCTGCTGCGGCACGGCGGGAACGCGTGTGTGCGCTGGCAGGTCGACAACTTCGCTGTGGCGATGGACCCGGCCGGGAACGTGAAGCCGGCGAAGGACAAGGCTGGAGACAAGATCGACGCCGTGGCGTCGCTGATCACTGCCCTGTCTGAAGCCATGACGCGCGAGCAGCCGGTGAAGAGTGCCTACGAGGACGGCGGCCTGGAGGTCGTGTGAGGGGGTGGCCGTCGTGTGGGGCTGGTTTCCGTGGCGCCGTACCGCTGTGCGTAAGCGCGTGGTGGTGAACCTCGCGGACAAGGCCTTCGCGGGCGTGTTGTGGGCGAAGCGGGGGCCGCTGCTGGTGCTGCGGGACGTGACGCTGATGCAGCACGGCGCCGCGGACACGCCGATGGACGGCGAGGTCATCGTCGAGCGGTCTCGGGTTGAGTTCATTCAGGCGGCGGGAGGCTGACGTGGCGTTCGTCGTCTCTCAGGGGCAGTTGTCGTCGGTGTCGATCGCGCCGACGGTGGCCATGCCGTCTTACGTGCATCTCGCGGACGGGGTGTACCGGGAGTTCGCTCACCTGTATCGGGTGCAGCCACAGATCCGCACGGTCGTCTCGTTCCTGGCCCGGAACATAGCCCAGTTGGGGCTGCATGCGTTCCGGCGGGTGTCGGACACGGACCGGGAGCGGTTGGTGGATCATCCGCTGCCTCAGATCCTGGCGGCTCCGGGCGCCCGGCTGACCCGGTACCGGCTGATTGAGCGGCTGGTCAGCGACATCGCCATCTACGACACGGCGTTCTGGGTGAAGGTCCGTCAGGACGGCGCCGGGGTGATCGGTGTGATTCCGATCCCGCCGGCCCGGATGACGGTGGAGGGCGACAACTGGCTTCAGCCGGAGACGTTCAAGGTGCACGGCTCCAAGGGCGATCTGGTGCTGACGCCGGACCAGGTGGTGCATTTCCACGGCTATGACCCGCTGGATCTGCGCAAGGGGTCGTCGCCGATCGACTCGCTGCGGTCGCTGCTGGCGGAGGAGTTCGAGGCGAACCGGGCCCGGGAGCAGATGTGGCGTAACGGCGGCCGGCTCTCCGGGGTGCTGAAGCGGCCGGCGGATGCTCCGGCTTGGGCGCCGGAGGCACGGGCTCGCTTCCGTGAGGGCTGGCGGTCGTACACGCAGGGCGGCGGGACGCCGATCCTCGAGGACGGCATGGAGTATGAGCAGCTGGCGATCGATCCGGCGAAGGCCCAGTACATCGAGGCCCGGAAGCTGACCCGCGAGGAGGTCGCGGCGGCGTATCACATTCCGCTGCCGATGGTCGGCATCCTCGATCACGCCACCTTCTCCAACATCCGCGAGCAGCACCAGCAGCTCTACCAGGACACCCTCGGCCCGTGGCTGACGATGGTCCAGGAGGAGATAGGGCTTCAGCTGATCCCAGATCTGCCGGACTCGGACGGCGTGTACGTCGAGTTCAACCTGCAGGAGAAGCTCCGCGGCAGCTTCGAGGAGCAGGCCCAGCAGCTGCAGACGGCGGTCGGCGCACCGTGGCTGCTGCGCAACGAGGCACGAGCGCGGATGAATCTGCCCGCCCTCGACGGCGGCGACGAGCTGATCACCCCGCTGAACGTGCTGGTGGGCGGCCAGGCGTCGCCGACGGACTCGGCGCCCGCACAGGCGGCGCTCCCAAAAGCGCGGGGCCGCCTGATGCTGGTGAAGGCGGCCGGAGCCGACAGGCCCGAGCTCGGGGACTTCGAGCAGGAGCGTGACGCGTTCGCCGACGCTCTGTCGAAGTGGACGCAGCGGCAGGCTGACCGTCTGCTCGCGCAGGCCGGGGCCAAGGCGGACGGGCCACCGGACTTGCTGGACTGGTGGGACGGCGGCTCCGAGGACCGGCTGGCCGAGCTGCAGTCATTGCTGGCCGAGCACGGCTTCCGGATCGCCCAGCTCGGCGCGTGGGGTGTGCTGGACGACTTCAACCCGGAGGCATCGGGTTGGGACCCGCAAGTGATGCTGCCGTGGCTGCTGGCCGCTGCGGAGACGCACGCCGGCCAGCATGAGCAGGCCGGCCGCGACGCCGTGCAGGCCGTGCAGGAGGGCCCGCCGGAGGGCTGGCACGACTCGCTGCGCAACGCGGCCGAGGTGTGGGTGACGACCTCAGTGATGCGGGCCGCCACCGCGTCCACGGAGGCCCGCGGTTTCGGTTCTCACGATGCCGCCGACGCGTCGGGGCTGACGAAGAAGATTTGGCGGACCGGGGGCAAGAACCCGCGGCCGTCTCACAGGGCGCAGGACGGCGAGAAGGTCTCGCTGGACGACGTTTTCTCGAACGGCCTGCGATGGCCGGGTGACGGCATGGGTGAGGCCAAGGAGACCGCCCGCTGTAACTGCCGCTTGGAATACGCACAGGAGTGACCATGCGAATCAAGAGCTGCCCCGTGCGCATCAAGGCGGCGGGTGAGCACGAGGGCACCGACGAGGGAACGTTCGAGGCGATCGTCGCCGCGTACAACCTCGACAGTGTCGGAGACAAGATCACACCAGGGGCGTTCGCGGACACGCTCGCCCAGTGGAAGGCCGCCGGGGATCCGATCCCGGTGCTCTGGTCGCACATGTCGCAGGACCCCGACTACCACATCGGTGAAGTCCTGGAGGCCGAGGAGCGCCCGGAGGGCCTGTGGGTGAAGGCCCGGATCGACACCGAGCCGGGCACGAAGGCCGCCCAGGTGTACAAGCTGCTGAAGGGCCGGCGCGTCACCCAGTTCTCCTTCGCCTACGACGTCGAGGAGGGCGCGTGGGTCGATCAGAAGGACGGCGAGGGCTTCTACGAGCTGCGCAAGCTCAAGCTCTACGAGGTCGGCCCTACGCTGATCGGCGCGAATCAGGCGACCGAGCTGCTGGACGTGAAGTCCGCCGACGGCGCCACCATGCGCATCGCGGTCGAAGGCGCTTCCGCCGCGCAGACCGAGGAGCTTCGCCAGGCCCTGTCGGGGGTCGTGGCCGCGAAGGCCGGCAGGACCCTGTCGGCGAAGAACGAGGAGCGCGTGAAGGACATCGCGCGCCTCGCCAAGGAGCTGCTGGACTCCGTGATTTCCAGCGCCGATGACGAAGAGAAGGCCACGCCTGTCCCGCCCGAGACGCCCTCGCCGCAGCAGCCTGCGGCCAAGGAAGCTCCGGCCGGCCCGAGCCCCGCCTCGCTCCGTCTGCTCGCTGACCTCGACGCCCTTGGGGCGGAGGTCTCCACGCTCACGGAATGAGGACACAGTGAACAAGATCGAGGAGCTGAAGGAACAGCTCAAGCACCACCTGCTGCAGGCCCAGTCCATCGCGGCGAAGGCCGAGGAGCGCGGTGAGGACTTCACCGACGACGAGCGCGCCCAGGTCACTGAGCACATGGCCAAGGCCAAGGAGGCCAAGGACGGCCTGGAGAAGGCGAAGGCTTCCGCGACGATGCGGCAGGCCCTCGCCGACCTCGGCGAGGGTGTGGAGCTGAACGAGAAGGCGGCGGGGGAGCGGCGCACACCGTCCGGGCTGATCGTCCCGGCGGCCGGCGGCGGCCTGGGTGAGTCGTTCGTGAAGTCGGACGCCTACCAGGGGCTGATGGCCAGCGCCCCGTCCGGCGGTTTCGGTGCGAAGGCCCGCGTGCAGTCGATGCCCGCTTCGTACAAGAGCCTGGTGACGGGCGCCTCGGACACGTCCGCCGGTGGCTTCGTCACCAACGACATGCGCGGCCTGCAGGTGGGGCTGGACCTGTTCCAGCGTCCGCTGCGGCTGCGGGACGTCGTAGCGAACGGCACGACCGGCTCGGACACCATCGAGTACGTCCGGGTGACGTCGACGAGCAACAACGCAGCCCCCGTCGCGGAGGCCACCAGCTCGGCGGCGCCGACCGCCCCGGGCACCGCTGGCGCGCTCGTCAACGCAGCCGGCGGCGGCTACAAGCCCGAGTCGGGCCTGGCGGTCGCCAAGGTGACCACGCCGGTGCGGACAATCGCGCACTGGATCCCGATCACCAAGCGGGCCCTGTCGGACGCGGCGCAGATCCGCACCCTCATCGACTCCTTCCTCCGCTACGGCCTGGAGGAGGAGCTCGAGGACCAGATGATCTCCGGTGACGGCACCGGGGAGAACTTCGAGGGCCTCGCCAACGTCTCCGGCGTGCAGACGCAGGCCTGGGACGCCACCGGCACCGGCGAGGACATGCAGCGGCTGCGTACCCTGCGCAAGGCCAAGACCAAGGTGTTCACCGTCGGCCGGTCCAACCCGAACGCCTACCTCCTCAACCCGGCCGACGTCGAGTCCATCGACCTGTCGGTCAACGGCAACGCCGACTTCTACTTCGGCGGCCCGGGCGCGGCCGGCACCGCGACGGCGCTGTGGGGTCTGCCGGTCATCCAGACCGAGGCCGTCCCCGCGGGCACCGGCTACGTCGGCGACTTCCGCAAGGCGATGCTGTGGGACCGGGAGCAGGCGTCCATCACGGTCACCGACTCCCACGCCGACTTCTTCGTCCGCAACCTCGTCGCGATCCTCGCCGAGATGCGCGCGGCGTTCGGCGTCATCCAGCCGTCGGCGTTCGTCAAGGTCGACCTGACGGCGTGAGCCTGATCAACTCGCAGAGTCTTCGAGGGCGGTGCCCGGTGTGCGGCCAGGCTCACGCCGCCTGCGGGCCGCCCTCGGAGTCTGTGCCATTCGACGCACGAATGGAGGTGGCCGCTGTGGGCGGTCCGCTGAAGGTGTACGAGGTCGACCTGCCCGGCGGCAGGAAGGCCACGATGCAGCTCAACGAGGAGGACGCCAAGCGGTACGGCGTCGGGGGCGGCGACTCGGGCGGCGAGCAGGCCACCCAGGAGCCGTCCGGCGAGGAGACGGCGGCCAAGTCCCGCACCACGCGGAACAAGGCCCGTACCGCCTCCGACAAGGGCGATGGCTGACCTTCTGGCCGACCCGGAAGAACTCGCCGCCTCCCTCGGGGTGCAGCCGACGGATCCGAAGCTGGTGTGGGCGCTGACCGCGGCGTCCCGCCGGTTCCGCGGTGCGGTGCGGCACCCGGTGTCGTTGGTGGGCGGGGACACCGTCACCCTGGACGGCAACGGGCGCGAGTCGCTGCTGCTGCCGGCGGCGCCGGTCCTCGCCGTCACGTCCGTCCAGCTGGACGGCACCGCACTGACTGCGGGCGCCGACTTCGACTGGTCGGCGGACGGCTTCCTCCGGCGCCTGGGCGGTGTCTGGCCAGATCGGCTGCGCTGCGTCCGGGTCGCTTACGACCACGGCTGGGCGGTCATCCCGGAGGACATCCAGGAGGTCGTCATCGACCAGGCCCGCGCCATGTACCGGATCGATCCGGGCGTGCAGACCAAGACGGTCGGCGGCCAGAGCGTCACGTTCGGCGTGCAGGCGGCGATCGGTGTCACCGCGCAGTGGACGGCCGCGGTCGAGCGCTACCGGCTGAACCGGGGTGACCGGCCGTGATGTTCAACCAGAGCGCGGTGCGAGTGCGGGCCGGGGTGAAGACCGACCGGGGCGGCAACACCGTCCCGGACTGGTCCAACCCCAACCGGCTGACCGTGACCGGGCTGAACATCCAGCCGAACTCCCAATCGGAGACGGCGGACGAGCAGCGCGACGCCACCATCACCGGCTACCGAGTGCAGTCCACCGAAGGCACCAGCCCGGACATCAAGGCCACCGACCGCATCGAGTGGAACGGCCAGACCTTCGAGGTCGACGGCGAGGTCGCCACCTGGCCGGACCTGTTCGCCGACACAACGCACCACATCGAGTTCGCCATGGTGCGCGCCACCGGATAGGAGGCCGCTCGTGCTGCAGAGTTTCCGCCTCGACGCGGCGGGCGTCCGGGAGATCCTCAAGGGCCAAGAGGTCCGCGAGCTCGTCGACGGGCTCGCCTCGGAGGTCGCCGCGAACGTGCGTGCTCTCGTCCCCGGGGGCACTGCGATCGAGGTGCGCGGCTACACCACCGACCGTGGCGCCGCCACGGTGGTCGTCGCGGACGCGCAGGCCATGGCCTGGCAGGCCCAGCACGGCATCCTGACCCGAGCGGCCGGCTTCGCCGGCCTCGAGGTGAAGGCATGGCAGCGGTGAAGCCGCTGGTCGTCTTCGGCGACGTGCAGGCCGCGGGCGCCGAAGTTCTGCGGACGGCCCTGACTGGACGGTCGGAGGCGTACACGCACGGCGTGACCGTCGGCACGAGAGTGCCCACGATCCGCTCACCGGAGGACGACCGGCTGCCGTTCGTCCTAGTCCGCAAGGACGCGGACTTCCCGCACCCGTCGATGGCGAACGCCCGCTGCACCCTGCGCTGCACGGTGTGGCACCAGGACGCCGACCAGGCCCACGATCTGGCGATGCTCTGCCAGGGCCTGTGGCTGGTGCACTCCGGCCCCGTCATCCGGGGTTTCCGCCCTGGCACCGGGCCCATCCCCACGACAGACGACGACTCCGGTGTCGACCTGTCGACCTTTACGGCGATCGCCAACGTGAAACCGCAGCCCCTCACGGCGTGACCTGCTCTGCCGAACCGCGACAACCACCCTGTACTGAGATGAGGAGGACGCCGTGGCCGGCGACCCGCTGAAGGCAAATCTGTGGACGGACGCGGACGTCTACATCTCCACCAACCTCTCCGCAGCCCTGCCCGCGAACGCGCACGCCCCGTTCGGATCGGACTGGGACCTCGTCGGCCTGCTCGACGGCGACGAGGGCTTCCCCGAAAGCCGTGACGAGGACACCGACGACAAGTTCGCCTGGGGCGGCATCCTGGTCCGCACCAGCCGCCAGCACTTCAAGCTCACCAAGAGCTTCACGGCGCTGGAGGACAACGAGACCACCTACGGCCTGCTGTGGCCGGGCTCGACCCCCACGCAGATCGTCGTGCCCCGCCCGGCCCGCGTGCGGATCGCCTTCGAGACGCGAGAGGGCGACAAGGTCCGCCGTCTGATCTCCGCCCAGTACGCGGAAGTCAGCCTGGACGGCGACCACGGCGAGAACGAGTCCGACCTCGAGAGCATGACGTTCGCCGCGACCATCTTCCCCACCAGTGGCGGTGTCCTGTTCAACCGGCAGACCACGCCGCTGCTGACGACGCTGGACGTCTCCCCGGGCACCCTCACCCAGGCCGTCGGGGACATCGACTCCCTGATCGCCACCGCCACCTACGACGACAGCTCGACGGCCGACGTGACCGCCTCCTGCACCTGGACGTCCTCGGACACCAGCAAGGCCACGGTCGCCTCCGGTTTCGTCACCGGCGTCGGAGCCGGCTCGGCCACCGTCACCGCCTCCTACCTCGGGAAGAACGACACCTGCGCCGTCACGGTGTCCTGACAGACCACCGGGGCGCGGACCCTTCGTCGCGGTTCGGCCGCGCCCCGGTGTCCCACCTCGAACCGCGAAAGGACCGCGACATGCGCCTGACCTTCACCGAGGCCGACGTCACCGCCAAGGCGGTACAGCTCGGCCTCATCCAGGACGGCGAGGAACTTCCCCGTGAGCTGCGCGGCAAGGTCGTGGCGGCCCTCCTCCAGGAGGAAGCCGCACCGGCCGCCGCGCAGCCACAGCTCGCCCGAGAGGTCGTCATCCAGCCCAACGGCGTGATCCTCGTCGACGGCGAGCCGTTCCCCTGGCTCGTCGCCCAGGAGCCCGTCGACGTCCACCTCAACCCGGACGGCTACAGCACGGTCCGCATGACCCTGCTCGCCAGCGCCGTACAGATCATCAAGCCCGAACCGCGAGAGGAACCGCGATGACCAGCCGAACCGCGACCAGCAAGCCGGCCGACGACCAGCCGTTCGACTTCAACCTGGACACCGTCAAGGCCGAAGCCGACCTCACCCCGTGGCGGGTGCACTGGGACGGCCGCCGCTGGGAGTTCCAGCACGCCGAAGCCCTCGACATCTGGGGCCTCGCGGAAGGCGCCGAAGGCGGCGACGCGGGCGCCACGATGGCCATCTTCAAGCTCGCGCTGGGCGACGAGCAGTGGGCCGACTTCCGGAAGATCCGCATGCCCCAGTACAAGATGAAGGCCCTCTTCGACGCCTACAAGAAGTACTGCGGCCTGGGGGAATCGGAGGCCTCGCCCAGCTCGTGAGAGAGCACGGCGAGGCAGTCGAAGCCGACCTGCGCCAGCACTACGGCGTCCGCCTGCGCGACCTGCACCTGCGCGACGCCCACGGGCACAGGCGGATGACGTGGCGGGAGCTGCGCTGCTACATCCGGCAGCTCCCTTCCGATGCCCGCACCCGGATCGCCACGGGCGACGAGGACAGCATCTGGGGTCTGCAGGAGCACCTCACCGCAGTGGTCATCGACGAACTGCGGGCCGCGAACTGGCAGCGCGCCAACGAGGGCGCCGAGAAGTCCAAGCTCTCCCCGCGCCCGAAGCCGTTCCCGCGGCCCGGGGTGGGCGGCGGCAAGAAGACCGCCGACAAGAACGGCCCCGAACGCCAGGCGGCCCGCCAGCGGGCTCTGCGCCGGGCGGCCGAACGCAAGCAGGCCATCGCGGCAGGACTCATCAGATAGACCGACTGGGGGTGAACGATGCCCTCCGTCGGCTACGCAACAATCCAGATCATCCCGTCGATCCGTGGTGTCGCCGACGAGCTGCGCCGCCAGCTCACCGGACCGGCCGGAGATGCGGGCGGCCAGGCCGGTCAGGCTGCCGGTGACTCCCTGCTCGACAAGCTGAAGGTGGGCGCCGCCGCTGCCGGTGTGGCGGCCGGCGCCATCCTGGTCAAGGGTCTCGGCGACGCCATCGACCAGGCGAACGTCACCTCCAAGCTGCAGGCCCAGCTGGGCACCTCCAACAAGGTGGCCGCCCAGCAGGGCAAGCTCGCCGGCAAGCTCTACAGCACGGGCGTAACCGACTCCTTCGAGTCCGCCGCGGACGCCATCAAGTCCGTCATGCAGTCCGGGCTCGCCCCGCCCGGGGCGACCACGAAGCAGCTGGAGAAGCTCGCCACCAAGGCCTCCGACGTCGCCACCGTCTTCGACCAGGATCTCGGTGGCGTCACCAACGCTGTCTCCCAGATGCTGCGCACCGGTCTGGCGAAGAACGCCGACCAGGCATTCGACCTGATCACCAAGGGATTCCAGGGCGGCACCGACAAGGCCGGGGACTTCCTCGACACGATCAACGAGTACGGCACCCAGTTCAGGAAGGCCGGCCTGGACGGCGCCGCGGGGATCGGCCTGCTCAACCAGGCGATCCAGGGCGGCGCCCGGGACGCCGACCTCGCCGCGGACGCCATCAAGGAGTTCAGCATCCGCGCCATCGACGGCTCGGATTCGACAGCGACCGGCTTCAAAGCCCTGGGCCTGAACGCCGATCAGATGGCCGCCCGCTTCGCCAAGGGCGGTTCTACGGCGAACGGCGTCCTCGACCTGACCCTGGACAAGCTCCGCGGCATCAAGGACCCCGTCAAGCAGGCCCAGGCCGCGACAGCTCTGTTCGGCACCCAGGCCGAAGACCTGGGCAAGGCCCTCTTCGCCATGGACCCGTCCAAGGCCGCGAAGGGACTCGGCCAGGTCGGCGGGGCCGCGGAGAAGGTCGGCAAGAACATCCGGTCCGGGCCGCAGTACGAGCTCCAGGTGTTCACCCGCACCCTGCAGCAGGGCTTGGTGAACTTCCTGGGCGGCGAGGTGCTGCCCCTGCTCGCCGAGTGGGGCGGCACCTTCAACAGGGACGTCCTGCCGCCGCTGAAGACGGTTGGCAGCGCGCTGGCGTCGCTGTTCCTGCCCGCGCTGTCGCTGGTGGGCTCCGTCCTGTCCGGAATGATCGACTGGTTCAAGCAGTGGGGCGTCTGGCTGGTTCCGCTGGCGATCGCCATCGGCGGCGTGACGCTGGCGCTGAACGCTCAGGCCATCGCCACCGGCATCGTCACGGCCGTGTTCTCGGTGTACCGGGCTGCGATCCTCATCGGCACCGCCGTCACGAACGGCTTCGCCGCGGCTCAGGCCGTCCTGAACGCGGTTATGTCGCTGAACCCATTCGTCCTCGTCGCGATCGCTCTGGTCGCGCTGGGCGCCGCGCTGGTCATCGCCTGGAAGAAGTCCGAGACGTTCCGTGCGATCGTGATGGCCGCCTGGGAGGGCATCAAGACCGCCGCCCTGTACGTCTGGAACTCGGTCCTCAAGCCCGCTTTCGAGGGCATCAAGGCCGCGCTGTCTGCGCTGGGGACGGCGTTCGCGTGGCTGTGGAACGTCGTGATCAAGCCCGTGTTCGGGTTCATCAGCACGGCTGCGCGGGTCCTGCTGACCATCTTCACGATCGTCGTCTTCGGTCCCATCTACCTCGCGGTCAAGGCGCTCGGTGCCGTTTTCTCCTGGCTGTGGACGAACGCGATCAGCCCGGTGATTGGGTGGATCGTCGCGGGCTTCAAGCTGTGGTGGGGCAGCATCAAGGTCGTCTTCGGCTACTTCTCCGCGGGCATACGGATGCTCGCCACCTGGGCGATGTGGCTGTGGCACAACGCCATCTCCCCGGCCGTCCGGGGCATCGTGGCCGCCGCCAAGTTCATGTGGACCGGGGTAAAGATCATCTTCGGTTACTTCACGGGCGGCATCAAGACGCTCGCGTCGTGGGCGAAGTGGCTGTGGACGAACGGCGTGAAGCCCGCGTTCAACGGCATCAAGTCGGTGATCTCGACCGTGTACTCGGTCGGGATCAAGCCCGTCTTCGACAAGCTGAGGGCTGCTCTCGGGCAGGTTGGCAAGGCTTTCTCCACAGCGAAGGACGCCATCAAGACGGCCTGGGACAAGGTCAAGGGCATCGCCAAGGCGCCCGTCGTCTTCGTCGTGAACACGGTGTACGGCAAGCTCCGCGGCGTCTGGAACACCGTGGCGGGAGCCTTCGGGGCGCCCAAGCTGCCCGAGTACAAGTTCGCCAGCGGTGGCGTCCTGCCCGGCTACACGCCCGGCCGGGACGTCCACCTGGCCGCCCTGTCCGGCGGCGAGGCCATCATGCGGCCGGAATGGACCCGCGCGGTCGGCTCCGGCTACGTCAACTCAATGAACGCTGCTGCACGCACCGGTGGAGTCACCGGCGTGCAGCGTGCCCTCGGGCTGCCCGCATTCGCGGACGGCGGCATCTTCGGCTGGGTGAAGAGCGCCGCGTCCAAGGGCTACGACCTTGGCAAGTCGGGTGTGTCCTGGCTGAAGGACGGCGTCAAGGCGTCCGCCCTGTCCGGCCTGAACAGCGTCGTGAAGCCGCTCATCAACAAGATCTCCGGCTCGGCGTCGCTGTACCGGGACATGATCACCCGCGTGCCGAAGAAAATGATCAGCACGATCGTCGACTTCTCCGACAAGGCCGACAAGAAGCTCGAGGACGCCGGCATCGGCGGCAAGGGCTACAAGTCCGCCCTGTCCTGGGCGCGCACCCAGAACGGCAAGCCGTACCAGTGGGGCGGCAATGGCGACCCCAGCTGGGACTGCTGCATCATAGGACCTGTGAGGATTTATGGCCCCAATGGGGCGACCCCGATTCAGGACGTCCGGGCAGGCGATCAGGTCTACTCCTACGTCGATGGCAAGCTCACGACCCAGACCGTGACGGCTGCCTGGAAGTCCAAGACCCAGCAGGTCTATAAGGTCCGCACGCGCAACCGATCGGTCACCGCTTCTGCCAACCACCCGTTCATGCGCCTGGTCATGGTCGAGCCCTCCCGGCATGTGAAGGGCGGCAAGCGAGGCGAGCAGATCCCTGCTCGCTACGACGTCGAGTGGGTACGCCTGGATGAGCTCAAGCGAGGCGACCTCTTGGTGCAGCCCCGCGAGATGGACGTCCAGCACGTCACTGCGCCCGAGTTGCCCGACGGAACCCCCGTGTCGGAAGACATTGCATGGTTGCTGGGACTCTTCGTCGGCGACGGGTACGTCACCAACAACACCGTCCGGATCTGCGTATACGACGACAACAGCGTTCGGGCGCAGCAGATCTTCCGCAGCCTCGGCATCAATAGCTTCACCTCACCCAAGCACGGCGTCGTCGCCTCGAGCGTTGCCTTCGTGCAGACCTTGAGGGACATGGGCCTCGACGTTCCTGGCCTGAGCAAGCGGGTGCCCAAAGCCGCTTGGACGTGGAATCGTGAACTGAGGCAGGCATTCCTCGACGGCTACTGTGCTGCCGACGGACATCGACCCACGGACCAGGCAAGGCACGGTGAACGCACCTACGCCTCGGCGTCCCGCGAGCTGGTCGAGGACGTCCGCGCCCTTCACCTGATGCTGGGCCAGCACCCGTCCAACATCTCAACCAACAACCGGACCAAGCCCATCGTCATCAAGGGCGTGCCCGTCAAAGACGCCAAGCCCCTCCACACATTCTCCGTGTGGCGAGGCAGGCGCGATGGGGAGGTCGCCCTTCGCAGGCTGAGCGCCGGTATCGCGGCATGGCTGGACGCTGGTGACTTCACCGTCGCCAAGGTGCTGGAGGTGACTGACGAGGGCGTCCAGGACACCTACGACCTGGAGGTGGCAGAAGCCCACAACTTCGTCGCGGACGGCATCGTCGTCCACAACTCGGGCTTCATGAGCGCCATTGAGTCCGTGATCCGAGGCCAGAAGCCTCACCGCCGCTGGGCCACGGGAGCCTTCTCCGGCTCGTCGGCCCCGTCGGGCTGGGTCCGCGGCGCACGCTCCCCGTTCATGATCGGCATTACGAATGCCGGCGTGGGCCACACGGCGGGAACCCTGAACGGCGTCAACGTCGAGTCTCGGGGCGGCGACGGTGTCATCGTCGGCTCTCGGGCGCGCGGCTATAACGCCTCGCTGTTCACCGACCGGTACGGCTTTAAGGGATACGCCAACGGCGGCAGCCCGCGCCCGGGTGAGATCGCCTGGGTGGGGGAGAACGGGCCTGAGCTGATCCGGTTCTCCGGCGGCGAGGTTGTCTACTCGCACGCCGACTCCATGCGGATGGCGGCGGGCCTCGGCGGGCTGCGCGGCTTCGCCAAGGGCACACGGCTGTCCGGCACCTACCGGACGGCGGCCCAAGGGAAGGCGTACAAGCAGGTCCCCGGTGACCTGAGCGGCTTCACGAAGGCCCTGCACGGTTCCGCTGCCGACATCTCCAAGGCGGCGAAGGAGCTGGCGAAGGATCTGAAGGCGGCCGGCGGCGCCGGTAGGACGCTGTCGAAGTCCACGCTGAAGACGTCCGCGAAGCTCGAGTCGCTGGCGAAGCGGCGGGACGCGGTGGCATCCAAGCTGGCCACCGCACGGCAGGCTGCCACCGATCAGAAACAGGCCGCGTCGGACTTCCTCAGCGTCTCCAACCTGGGTGACGCGACGTCGGTCAACAACCTGATCACCAGCATGCGGCAGCGGCAGACGACCGCGAAGACCTTCCAGTCGTCCATCAAGACACTGTCGAAGAAGGGCCTGTCTCAGACCCTGATCCGGCAGCTGGTGGCGATGGGCCCGGACAGTCAGCTCGCCGGCATGGTTGCCACGGCCGGCAGCTCGCAGATCCACCAGCTGAACGCGCTCGCCAAGTCGGGCGTCAAGCTCAGCTCGACCTACGGCAACACCATGGCCGACGCCATGTACGACTCGGGCAAGAACGCGAGCAAGGGCTTCCTGACCGGCCTCGTCTCGCAGGAGAAGGAACTGCAGGCGGCGATGGACAAGCTCGCCTCCAGTCTGGTCAAGAGCATCAAGAAGAAGCTGAAGATCAAGAGCCCGTCCCGGGTGACGCACGCGCTCGGCGCCTACACCGGGCAAGGCTTCGCCATCGGCCTGGACTCCACCGCCTCCCAGGTGGCCGCCGCCGCGACGCGGGTTTCCCGGGCCGCGGTGCCGGCCGTCCCGGGTGCCGGGCGCGCGGGTGCTCTCGGTGCTGGCCAGTTCACGGTCGAGGTCCACACGAAGGATGAGGCGCTGTCGGAGTTCGTCGAGGTCCGCATCCGCGACAACAACGGGCGGATCCTGACCGGTCTTAACGCGCGTCCGAGGGGGTGACCTGTGGCGATTCCTGGCAACTTCCTGTCGGCGACGACGGAGTCCATCGACCCGAACACGTCGGGCTGGGCGGCGAAGCTGAACTGCACGCTCAGCCTGGGGTCGGGCGGCCGGAATGGTGACGGTGTCGTCTCCATGAAGGCCACGGCGACGGGGGAGATGCAGGCTCGCACCTACTCGTCCTATTCGGTGACGATGGGCCAGACGTACTTCGCTTTCGCCGATGCCTCAAGCACAACGATCCCCGAGCGGATCGGCATCCGCTGGCTGTCGCTGAAGGGTACGGAGATCAGCGTCACCTGGTCGCTGACGACGGCTGCCGCGTCGTCGTCGTGGCACCGGATCTCGGTGGGCGGGGTCGCACCGATCGGGGCGATCCGCGCTCAGGTGGTGGTGTCCGCCACGGCGACGGCCGCCAACCAGGTGCTGTTCTTCGAGAACATCTACTTCGGCTATCCGCTGCGGTACGCGGGGAACCTCCTCAGCTTCGACGCCGAGCAGCAGGAGATCTCCGGTACATCGTGGGCAGCGGAGTCGAACTGCACGCTGTCCCGGACGGCGCCGGCTGTGCCGTGGCCAGTCGACTGGTACTACAGCGGCGGCGAGATGCTCACCCTCACCGTCACCGCGAACGGGAACGCGTCCGCGCTGTGCGTGGAGCGGCCCGCAGTGACCCCGGGCGTCGAGTACCTCGCTTACGCCTACCTGTCGCCGCCGACGTCATCGTCGTCGTGCTGGGTGGAGATGCGGTTCTACAACGCGTCAGGGGCGCAGATCGCGGCAACGCGGTCGACGTTGGCACCGCCTGGGACCGGCTACTACCGGCAGTACGCAAGCGCCGTCGCCCCTGCCGGGGCGGCCACGGCTTCTCTCGCGGTGGGCGTCGCCTCGGCTACGGCCGGGCAGGTGATGCGCTCCGAGGCTGCTGTTGTGAAGGTGCGCACGTCGAGCCCGACGGGCGCCCTGGCGAACAGGAACGCGGTGACGTATGCCGACAGCAGCTTCGAGCAGGGCGTCGGATCGTGGACGGTGCCGTCGGGTGTGGCGACGATCGCCCGGTCAACACCGTGGGGCGCCCAAGGGTTCACCGAGAACTACAGCCTGACGGTCTCCAGTGGCACAGCGTCGGCCAGCACGATCCGCTCCGGCATGTATCCGGTGACCGGCGGCGTGAACTGGCGGGTCTACGTGGCCGCGAAGCGGGTGGCGGGCGGCTGGTCTCTCTCGTCCTCGGTCCGCTGGTTCGACGCGTCGAGCGCTCTGATCACCACGACGTCGAGCACGTCGGCGGCAATTCCATCCGATGGTGCTTGGTGGGTGCTGCAGCAGGACTTCGCCGCTCCCGCGAACGCGGCGTTCGCGCAGATCGACTACACGCTGACGGCGTCGGCGGCGAGCAGCACGCTGCAGCTGGACACGGTGCTGCTGTACCAGGTGCTGCCCCAGCAGACGATCACGGTCAGCAATGCCACGGCGTCGACGCAGCTGGTCATCCGGGAGATCACGACGTCCCGGCTGATGACCGTCTACCGGGTCCTGGCCGACGGCTCCCGCACAGCGGTGCGGGGCCCGTCCGGACTGCTGTACCAGGTCGCGCCAACGGACGACACGCTCATCGTCACCGACTACGAGGCACCCCTGGGCGTGCAGTTCTCCTACCGCATCGAGTTCTACTCGGCGACCACCGGCAACCTCCTGGAGTTCCGCACCACCGGCACCTACATCCTCGACCCGGGCGACCCGAACTACATCTGGCTGAAGGACCCCGCCCGGCCGCTGGTCAACATGAAGGTGCTTGTCAAGAGCCCCCCCGAGTGGCAGCAGCCCATTGACCAGCAGGTCTACCGCATCCGTGGCCGGCAGAACGCCGTCGTCCTGTCCGGTGTCCGCTCGGGCCGCGAGGGATCGCTGGTCGTGTGGACGCAGACCGACCAGGAACGCGAGGCGCTGCGGTTCCTCCTGGAAACCGGCAACGTTTTGTTCTGGCAGTCGGCGCCCGGGATGGGCGAGTCGGACGTGTACGTGTCCGTCGCCGAGACCGCATTTCCGCGCATCTCCGAAGAAGCCCCCGATCCGTGGCGGGAGTGGACGCTGCCACTCACCGAAGTGGACAGGCCGACCGGCGGCATGGCCGGCTCGCCCACGTGGACCGTCCGGGACGTCGGCATCGAGAACGCCAGCGTCCTCGGCCTGATGGACCGCTACCCGACCGTCCTGGACCTGGCACTCAGCCAGCGCACCGGAGGCTGACAGGGAGGAGGGCGCATGTACCCCGCACCGTCCTCCCGTTTCCTGCCGGCGCTGCGTCAAAGCCACGTCCCGTTCACGAAAGTGCAGATGCTCCGCACTGACGGCGTCGTCATCGACATGCTGCACACGGAGGGCAGCGTCACCGTCGACCGAGGCAACGCGGTACGCCGCACCTGCTCAGTGACGGTCCCGGACGTAAGCCTGCTGCCGATGACACCCACGGACCAGCTCGCCCTGTACGGGGCGAGGCTACGGATCCGCCGCGGCGTCATCTACGGCGACGGCTCGGTGGAGTCGGTCCCGCTCGGTCTGTTCCGCATCGACGGCATCAGCGGCGACCCAGCGTTCGGGCCGGTCACCATCAACGGCTCCGGGCTCGAGGCGGTCATCGCCGACGACAAGTTCACCACCCCGTACACCACCCGCGGCGGCGCGAACGCCATCACCGCGATCACCGGCCTCATCCAAGACAGCATCCCGGGCGCCACCGTCGTCAATCAGGCGTCCGACGCCACCATCGGCACCATGACCTGGGACGCTCAGTCGGACCGGTGGGCGGCCGTACAGGAGTGCGCCACCGCGATCGGCGCCGAGGTGTACGCCGACGCCGACGGCCAGTTCATCGTCGCCGAACTCCCCGACATGCTGACCGCCCCAGTCGCCTGGGACATCGACGCAGGAGCAGCCGGTGTCCTCATCTCCGCCAACCGCTCCTTCAGCCGGGACGGCATGTACAACGTGGTCGTCGCCAGCGGCGAGAACGCCGAGGACAACGCCGCCCCCGTGACCGCCACCGCGTCCGACACCGACCCCACCTCGCCGACCTACGTCAGCGGCCCGTTCGGCAGGGTGCCCAAGTTCTACAGCTCGGCCACCCTCACCAGCGCGTCGCTGGCGCTGAACGCCGCACAGAAGCTGCTGCGGGACTCGATCAAGCCCAACGCCACTGTCTCGCTGACCAGCCTGCCCAACCCGTGCCTCGAACCGGGCGACGTCCTCCGCGTCACCTACGAGGACGGCCAGCGCGAGCTGCAGCAGGTGCAGTCCTTCACGATCAGCCTCGGCCTCGACTCCATCACCATCGAGACCATCGGCGGAAAGCAGGACACCTGATGGTCGACGGGTTCTCTCTCGCTCAAGGCATCGCCGCCGCCTCACGGCAGGCGGGCCGCGATGACCCCGAAGTCCGGCGCGCGGACGTCCAGTCCGGCATCGTCACCGCGGTCGGCGTCGCCGCAGGGACTGTCGACGTGGGCAATGTCCGTGCTCGCCGACTGGAGTCGTACCAGGCACCGGCCGTTGGCGACCAGATCCTCCTCGTGCAGTCCGGCACCGGGAACTGGTGGGCAGCCGGCCGGATCAGCGGCGGCAACGACACCCCCTGGACGACAGCCACCCTTGCGACCGGCTACGCCCACGACGGTAACTCGAACGGGACCGTGCAGTACCGGGTCGTCGTCATCAACGGCACCCGCATGATGCAGTGGCGCGGCGGTATCGGCATCACCTATAGCGGCACGACCACCCCGAACGGGGGCCTCATCCTCGCCGCTGCCCTAGGCGCTTCGCTGAGGCCAGCGTCGCGCCGGACCGCCCCAGCTGCCTGCTCGGCCGCATCGAGCTCGTCACTCGCACTGAAGGCCGACTTCCAGACCGATGGCACGGTGCAGATCGTCGGCACCACCACAGCCAGCACTGACACCTACACGACGCCGATCATCCGGCCCCCCTGGGTGTCTCTGAACAGCATCCAGTACTCACTCGACTAGGAGGCCGCGTGCCGCTCGCAGATAAGTACGGCCAGGGGTTCACCGGCCTCGACTATGGCGACGTCCCTGACCTCAAGGTGCTTTCCGAGAACCTCCTCGCCATGGCCGGCCAGGGCGTGATGCGGTTCTCGTCCGCCTCGACCCGCAACGCCAACATCAGCGCGCCGGTCGAGGGGATGGCGACCTGGCTGGCCGCTGAGGCCCGGCTGGAGATCTACCACAGCGGCTCCTGGCTGGCCTGGCCGCCGGTGCCGGTGCAGACGTTCCAGGTCTCCGACGCCCCGTACAACCAGACGCAGACCACCGTCGACTACACGTCGGCGGCTTGGCCGCGGCCCCAGTTCATCGCCCCGCCGTCCGGGCGCGCCTACGTCACGATCAGCGCCGTGCTGCAGAACAACAACACCAGCGGCTCGACCTGCTGGGCCGCATGGCGGGCCAGCGGATCGCTGGGGTTCACGTTCCAAGACCTCAACAAGACTGGCCTCACGTCGATGAGCCTGCGCGTTGGCGCCTCGCGGCGGCTGATGCTGACCGGCATGACGGCAGGCGAGACGATCACGATCGTCCCGCAGTGGAACATCAGCTCCGGCTCCGCGACGACCGCGTCTACGTTCGGCGGCAGCCTGCTCGTCGAGCCCGCACCCTGACCCACCCTGCCCCTCAGCGCCCCACTCGGGCGCCTTTTTATGCCCAGAAAGGGGCCCGTATGAAGACGGGACCGCAGCGCTATCCGGGCGCCAGCACGGCGTACTGGTACCAGACCAGGTACGGCGGCTCCTCCATGGAGTCCAACGTCCTCGTTTGGCACACCACCGAGGGGACGTCCCTGCCCAGCTACTCCGGCGGGGCCGAGGCGCCGAACTTCACGGCGAAGCCGGACTTCAACGCCAAGCGGCTGGTCTGGTTCCAGCACTTCGATTTCGACACCTCCGCCCGCGCTCTCGTGAACGCGGCCGGTGGCGTCGAGACGAACACGCTGAACGTCTGCCAGGTGGAGATCGTCGGCACCTGCGACCCGTCCACGCACGCCAAGTGGGCGAACGCCGGCTACGTCCACCTGTACACGCCCGAGCTGCCCGACTGGGCGATCCGCGACCTGGCGGCGTTCGCGAAGTGGGCCCACGACAACCACGGCGTCCCCCTCACCAGCGCGGTCACCTTCAAGGCCTACCCCGCCTCCTACGGCAGCGGCAACGGCGTCCGCATGTCCGCCTCGAAGTGGAACTCCTTCACCGGGCACTGCGGCCACCAGCACGTCCCCGAGAACCTGCACGGCGACCCGGGCCTGCTCCCGATGGGAGCCATCCTCACCCGCGCCAAGGGTGGCGCCACCACACCCTCGACGCCCTCGACGCCGTCCACGAACAGCACGACGGAGACCGCCATGAAGCTCAGCGACCAGGTCAGCCTCGGCGACTGGGTGAAGAAGCAGTGGCCCGACGACAAGGGCCTCGCCGACAAGAAGATCAGCGTGAACACGGCGGTCGGCTCTGGCTACGCGCACGCCCGCCGCAGCGCCGAGAACACCGACGCCATCCTCAAGCAGCTCGAAGCGCTGCGCACCGAGGTCGCCCAGTTGCGCGCGGCCGTCACGAAGGGAGCCTGAACATGAAGCTGTTTGGTAGAGAGCCGGTCGTCGTTCTGAACGCGCTGTCGGCGATCCTCGGTCTCATCGTCAGCCTGGGCTTCACCGGGCTGACCGCGGACCAGGCCGGCGCGATCGTCGCCGCCGTGTCCGCGATCCTCGGCGCGATCGCCGCCGCCATGACCCGGCCCGTCGCCCCGCAGGCCTTCACCGCGGTCGTCGCAGCCGGTGCTGTTCTCGTCGCCGCGTTCGGCTACGACGTCTCCCAGGCCACCATCGGCGCCATCAACACCGTCGTCCTGGCCGGCCTCACCCTGCTGACCCGGGCGCAGGTCACCCCGTCCAATCCCACCGCACCGACGGGACCGACCAGCGTCTGAGCCGTGCAATTGCGTACATCTAGGAGGGCGCGGTGAGCGAGGTATTCGGTGCCACAGCGAGCGATGCCGGACTTGGCGCGCTCCTCACTCTCGTCGTCCTGTTCATCCTCACCGGGCGCCTCATACCGAGACGCACCCACGAGGACGCTCTCAGCGACAGAGACAACTGGCGGTCGGCGTTCATGGAGTCCGAGGCCGCCCGCAAGGTTGAGCACGAGCAGGTAGAGGAACTGCTGGAGCTGGCCAAGCTGGGCGGCCACATCCTCACCGCACTGCCTCAGCCGGGGAAACCGGATGAGGGGGAGGTGGCAGCCGATGCTCGGATGGATCCGACGCCTCGTACACGGCTCTGAGCAGAGCGAGCAGTCCGACTCCGAGGCCGCACTGGAGCGGACGGTCGCCGACCGGCAAGAGGCCGAGGACCGCTGGTCGGCCGTGCGCGCGGCGGTCGCCCCGATCCGGCAAGCCCGCATCGAGAACCACTGGTCGGAGAAGGTGGAAGCGGCATTCGCCGCCCGAAGGGAAGCGCAGTGAGTAAGGATCTGGGGGTCGACGCCTGGATGAACGCCATCATGTCGGCGCTGGGAGCGCTCGCCTGCGCGGCGTTCGCCATCACCTATCACCTGCGGGCCTTCTGGTGGAGGTCCGAGGTCGGCCGCAATCAGATGTGGTTCGCGGTGGTCATCGCGCTGCTCTGCCTGTACACGGTGGGCGCGACGTTCTGGCAGGACGAGGCGTGTGTGCTCATCGTCCTCCGCAGTATCCGCACCGCCGTGCTGCTGGCGGTCGCCGGCCTCATGGTGCAGCGCACCCGGCTGCTGCTCCGCGCCCAGCGCAACCACCGCGACCGGACTGGAGTGTGAGCGTGGACCTGACCCCTGCCGAGCCGCGCCGGGACGAGTACGCCGCGGACGCGGCCACCCTCGAGCAGATGGGCGTTCTGCCGGAGCAGCCGGTCGCCGACCCGGAGCCGCCTCCGCCGCCGGTGTACGAAGCCGGAGACATCCCGGCCTGACCCTCCCCTTCAGCCCCCGCCGATATGGCGGGGGCTTCGTCGTTCCCGGAGCCTGTATGCGCGTCGCACGTCTCGTCCTGCCCGCCCTCGCCGCCGCCCTCCTGCTGCTCGTGGCGCCCGGTCGGGCTGCCGCGGCCGGCCCGGTCTACTCCGGGACCGGCTGGAAGATCGCCACCAAGGACGGCATCCACTCGCTTAGCCCGAAGTCCTACGTCTTCACGTTCGCCAGCACGTCCTCGCGCACGAAGCTCACCCCGTATGCGCAAGCGGTCGCCGCCCAGCTGACCGCCGTGACCGGCACCAAGTTCGTGGTGTCGACGACCGTCGAGACGCCGCCCGCGGTCGGCTCCTGCCCTGCCGAGCATCATCTGATCCTCGGCGTGAAGTACCGGCCCGTCGGCACCAAGGGGATGTCGCGCGCCTACAACTGCTTCACGGACCGGGCCGGCAGCGTGGACTACCGGGCGGCGTGGGGCGGCTGGGCGTGGATCGACTCCGAGTACTGGTACGCCAACTGGTTCAGCACGAACGCCACCGTCAACAGCGCGCGGATCAAGAACGCCGTCACGCACGAAGTTGGGCACCTCGTCGGACTCGACCACCCGAACAAGGACCTCGACAAGGACGGCGTCGTCGAGGACTACGAGTGCGCGCGCACCACCGGCGGCTACCTGCCCGTCATGTGCGCGCCCGGCCTCGGCGGCTACACCACCAGCACCAGCGGTGGAAAGTTCACCAGCCGCGACACCCCCGGCCTCAAGCAGCTCGTCGCCAACTACGGACTCGGCTAGGAGACGCCATGCCCGAACCCATACCCGTACAGCCACGGCCGCAGCCCGGCGCCGCCGACGTCCAGAGCCTCGTGGCGCTCGGCGTCGAGGAGCCACCGCCGATCCCGTCCACGCAGCCGTTCCTCGAACCGGTGTACCCGGACCTGCCCGGCGGCTACGTCGGCGACGACCCCGCGTGAGAGACGCCCCCGCTACCTCTGCCAACCGGCAGTGGTGCGGGGGCGCTTCGTCGTGTCAGTGGCCGTGGCAGAAGCAGAACGAGCTCTGGCAGAAGTAGCAGCTTGGGCGCCCATCACAGCGGGTGCAGCGTGTCGACGTCCGCGAGCAGTACACAGGCTGGGTGTGATGCGTGACCGCCTCTTCGTTCGCCTCGTCGTAGTCCTGCTTGCACGTTCGGCATGTCGTCATGGCGGGAGTGTGGCACGGGTGCACGCCCTGTCCACAAACGAGTGTCTGTCGACGTGTGCGCGCTCAACTCCGTTGATGCAAGGCTGAAGTGACGAAAACTCGTGTCATGAACTATGTAGCGCAAAGGGTTAACAAGCGCTACGCTCGGCTCATGAGAATCGGATACGGCCGCGTCTCCACGCGCGACCAGAACCCAGACGCGCAGGAGGACGCGCTCAAGGCCGCCGAGTGCGACCAGGTCTTCGTCGACAAGGCGTCCGGGAAGCTCGCCTCCCGGCCCGAACTCGACAAGGCGCTCATCGCCGCACGCGAGGGCGACGAGTTCGTCATCACCAAGCTCGACCGGCTCGGCCGGTCCCTGAAGAACCTCATCGAGCTGTCCGAGCAACTGAACGAGCGCGGCATCAACCTGATCGTGCTCAATCAGAAGATCGACACCAGCACGCCGCAGGGCCGGATGTTCTTCCACATCCTGGGCGCCGTCGCCGAGTTCGAGCGGGAGCTCACCGCGGAGCGGACCCGGGACGGCCTCGCCGCCGCCCGCGCACGCGGTCGAGTCGGCGGCAGAAAGCAGGCTCTCAAGCCGCGTCAGGTCAAGCTCGCCCAGGAGATGTACGACGAGCTCGGCGACGACGGCAAGCGCAAGCACACCGTGCAGGACATCGCCGACGAACTCGGCGTCGCCCGCACCACCATCTACCGGTACTTGGACAGGAAGGAGAAGTGACATGGCGAAGGTGCTGAAAGTCGGAGTGGAGATGGGCGGCCTGAAGGACGAGGCAGAGATTGAGCTCCCTGCGGACTGGGACTCCTGGACTGCGGCGGAGCAGCAGTCCTGGGCCGATGGCGCCTTGGAGACCCACGTCCAGAACAACGTGGATAGCTGGCACTACGTCGACGAGGCCTGACAGCAGCACGACGCCCCGCCCAGGGTAAGTGGGCGGGGCGTCGCTGCTTCAGCATATGGCAGGCCTGCACGGCAACGCCCCCGCAGCCGTCTGGCTGCGGGGGCGTTCTGCTGTCTGGAAGGGCTCAGCCCCATGCGGTGTCGCTCATGACCCCTCCCTCGCCTGTGGGTGCGGCCTGCCTGCGGGGTACTCCCCACGCCCCGAAGGGCCGCTGCGAACGAGCAGGCCGCCCGGACACGGTACGCCGATGGTGGCTGCGGATGGAAGGCTGCGGCTCATCCCTCCAGGTATCCGAGCGCGGAGTCTGGCCGGCAGTGCGGGCAGGCGGGGACGCCGTCGGCGAGCGCCCGGAGTGCTGCGGGCTGGTCGATGCCGCGGCTGCGTTTGCCCGCGTTCCAGCAGCCGCCCTCGTGGACGTACACGGCGTGATCCCGGTTGAGGCCGAGCTCCAGCATCCACTCGGGCGGTTCCGGCCGGTTCTCCTCGCCGTGCTGCCGCTCGCGTTCCTGCCGCTCGAGGTCGGCGATCTGCTGCCGGACCCGGGCCAGGGTGGACGCCAGGAATGTCTCCAGGGTGCGGAGGCGGGGCAGGTCGGGCGGCAGGTCGGTCACGGTCTCAGCTTGCACCCAAATTCGAACAAGCGCTCTAATCGAGGGTATGCACCGCGTCGACTACCTCACCGACCGCCAGGAGCGCATCCTCCGCGTCATCCGCCAGCACATCGCCGACACCGGCGAGGCCCCCACCTACGCCCAGATCGGCCAGGCGGTCGGCCTGCGCAGCCGCGCCTCCGTCCATTACCAGCTGGGCGAGCTCGCCGCGAAGGGCGCCATCGCCCGGGAGCGGTACCAGCGGCGCGGGATCCGGCTCGCATGACGACTCCCATGAGGCGCGCATGACCAGCCCCGGCCGCTACCACCTGATCCTCACCACCGGCGGCCGGCCGGTGCTGCACGGCTGGTGGGGGAGCGAAGCCACCGGCCGGCGGAAGCTGGTCGGCTGGGTCGGCGAGTACGGCACCATGCCCGACGCCCGAATCACCCTCACCGACGAGGACACCGGCGAGACGTTGACGCAGTGGCCCGAGGAGTCGTGAAGCTCTGCCATCCTGGCCCGCATGGATCACGAGGAAGAGCGGGACGAGGCCGGCTGGCCCGACGTCTACGGCGAGGCGCCGCCCGTCGACGAGCACGAGCTGACCACGCGCCCCGGCGTTGTCAGTGGCGAGTCGTAGGCTGATCGCAACATCCGACCGAATTCAAGTCGGGTTTGCTGCACCCCGTTCGAGCGTGGAACCCCGAACGGGGTGCGCTGCTGTCAGTCCTCCGGGTGCCGCACGGCCTTCTTGAGTGCCATCTCCAGCTCGTACCGGTCGACTCCGGCCTGCTCGGCGTGCGCGGTCACTGCCTCCTGCACGGCCGCAGCGGTGTCGGCGGTGAGGCGCCCGGCCTGGATCTCCTCCCAGGCGGCGCGTTCGAGAGCGAGAAGATCGTCAGGGAGTTCGATTGCCACGGCCGGATTCTACGCCGCGGCCGCCATCTCGCCGCGTACCGCCTCGAGCCACTCGTCCCGCAGCTGCTCGTACCGTTCCCGGGTCGGCCCCCACAGCCAGCCGCCCGTCTCCTGCATCAAGGCGCGAATGTCCGCCTGCACGGCATCAGCCGGCCGCGGCAAGCCCGAAGGCGGGGGAGTGGTGGACACGACTAGATCGTAGGCCGCCGGTCTGACAGCGGCCTAGGAGTTCAAGCGGTCTGTCATGCTGAGCGAGAAGGGAGGCCGACATGAGTGAGAGCGTCTACCGGGCTCGCTACTGGCGCTACGGCGCTGAGCAGGAGGAAGAGTGCGACACGCTGGATGAAGCGCTGGCCTTCCTCTGTGCTGGCTGGGAAAACGGGGACCTGTCCGAGATCGCAATCGTCGGACCCGACGGTGAAGCGATCCTTGCCGGGGCCGACCTGTTCAACCGTATGGTCGCGCTGCTCGGAGTCTGACAGCGGCCTAGGAGTTCGGGCGGTCCGCGACGAACGTGCCGAGCCCGACCTCCGCGCGCACCAGGCCCTCGGCCTTCAGGAAGGCCAGCACCTTCTGCGCGGTGGAAGCGGCCACGCCGAACTCCGTCGACAGCTCCACCACGGAGGGCACCTTCGTGCCGGCCGGGTAGGTGCCGTCCTCGATGCGGCCGACGATGACCGCGGCGATCTGCCGCCACAC